CACGTGGTGCCGGTAAAGCAGCGACGTGAATTGATTCACCGCCTGTACGTGGCCGGATTTGACAACATCGAAGAGGTCAGTTTTCCAAACCCCAAACTGCTGCCGCAGATGGCGGACGGTGAGGAAGTGTTCAGCGGGCGTGGCTCGGCGTTGGTCATGAACGCACGTGGCATGCAGCGGGCCAAAGCCTGCGGAGTGGAAAAAATCAATGTGGTATTTTCGCCGTGCGAGACGTTCAACATCAACAACATGCGTGCCACACGCGATGAAATTGTGTTGCGCTACCGCACATTCATGCAAGACGTGCCCAAGGAAAACGTGCGCGTGTACCTCTCAATGGCGTTTGGTAGCCCGGATAGTGGGCTTGTCAGCGAAAACACCATGCGCTCATGCCTGCGTGACGCCAAAATGTTTGGCAACACCGTGGTCTTTGCCGACACCGTGGGTGCGGCTGCACCGCATGAACTGCCGTGGATGGTAAAAATGGCCCGCGATGAGGGGCTAAACGTCGCGTTGCACCTGCACCACCGCGACAAGGAAGAGCGTGCGCTTATGTTGGTGCGCAAAGCGTTGCTTGAGGGCGTGACCGAGTTCGATAGCAGCATTGGCGGGCTTGGTGGTTGCCCGTTTGCCAAGGGCAGCGGGGCCAACCTGTCAACTGAAACGCTTGTGAATCATTTACACGCATGGGGCTTCAAAACCGGCATAGATACCGGATTACTGCGCTCAGCAAGCGACTTAGCGTACGGAATACGGAACCCTCAACCGGAAGTCTGCGCTACGCATTGTTGAAAACCTATGACCTTCTGCGACAAGTATGCTCAAGATGCCGATTGTGGCAGCAGCCGCTCCGCTTGTTGCGGGTGGAAGTAGCGCGGCTACCGGTGCTGCTGCTACCGGTGCTGCTGCGGGCGCGACAGGATTAGCAGGTAAAGCCGCTACCGCTGCTGCAAGCCCGCAGGGTCAAGCCGCGATTGGTGCGACAACATCAGGCCTTGGTGCAATGATGGGCGGTGAAAAGCGCAAGGACCAACAGATTGCTGATGCGCAGCAGGCTGCTGAGCGGGCCAAGCAAGGTGCTGAGATTCAGACCGGCGAGCCAATGGACCTCGCATGGGATTTTTTGGCGTTGCTGAAAGCCCGACGGCACAATCAGCAGAAGGCCAAGGAAAAGCGGTACAAGCAGCAAGGCATGGTCAAGCCCATCGCTTCAACCATCAAGAAACCCGTGCAGGCCAAGAAGGACTACGAGCGCGAGTTTGAGATGATGGGCCGTGTCAAAGACGGTCCAAAGGACAAGAAAAACTTCCGCGAAGAAGAGCAGACCGACGAAGAGCGGCAAGCCGAGCGGGAAGTCAAGCAAAACATCGCTGCAACCAAGTTCAGCGGCCCAACCGTGCTGAGCAACGAAGAGCAGCGCGGCATGGGTGAGGCCATTGAAATGCAGCGGCAGCGGCTTGCTCAAGAGGCTGCACAAGTGCGCTCAGAAGCAGGTAGGCGTGCCCACGAAACAAGGTTGCTCAACGAGCAAAAGCGACAGGCGCAGGAAGAAGGCGACAAGCAGCGTGCCATGCGTAGCCTGCAAGGTCAGCCTCGACCGAGCGACCTGACCATTGAATCGCAGCCTCTTGTGCCCGGACACGATTACTTGGGACAGACGCACACCATTTCGTGCCCCGATACCGGTGAAGTCTTTTTGGAAAACAAGCAGATTGCAAACCCTCAGACCCACCCTTCCGTCCTTCAGCGTCAGTACGAACAACGTGTGTGGGACGAGATGAACGGTGCCGTGCAAACGGGGCACCCAATGGACCTCGCATGGCGCATGCTCAAGATGCTGAGGTGAAGTATTGGACCCAATGGAGTCGGCATGGCGTTTGCTGAAGCGGCAAACGACCCTTACCGGCGACTTTGGGTTTCCTGAAAATCCACGCAACAGGTACAGGGGTGAGTACTTAGGCCCCATTCATGTTCCTACTGAATCACTTGAGATTCCGACCATGGAAGAAGTGTACAACCAACCGCTTGACCCAAATTACACTCGACGTGATTTTCCGTTTGAATATGGAAACACCATTAAAGACATTCGTAACATTGCTGAGGCGAATGCTCAGGCTGATTTTGACCCAAACAGTACGCTTTGGGAAGCCGGTAGGCCAAGCCCGCCCAACGTGCGTTTTACCACGCAGATGACGCTACCGCAAATGATGCCGGGTTTAACCACCGAGCGGTGGCTTGACCCGCAGACCAACACCGTGATTCCCGGCTCTATTCCGCCCATCAACGCCTACCGTTACACAGGAGACATTGCACCGCGTGTCATGACCACGCCCGGTGGACAACTCATTCCGATGAGTGGACGAGAATATAGCGGTTCGTATGAGGAAGGTCAACGAAATCCTTTGCCGTACAAATATCGCTCGGAACATGGTATGCCCATGCAATTTTCTGCCCCGCCGTACGCACAAGAGATGCGTGGGATTAGTGCTGAAAATAGGCACAATCTCTTTGGTATTCGCGGGCTTGGGCATTATCCTGAAGATTTAGTGCAAGAACGACCTCGGCACGGAGGGGGTGAAACTGCTGAATACGTTGCAATGACACCCATTGACCGCACCCGTTTGACACCTATGCGTGCAAGTCATACACGGGAAAGCAACGAGCCTGATGCGACAAATTGGGAATTAAAATTGGATGATAGAGATTGGTTGATGAATCAAATGGAACCAAGAATGATTGAAGACAGGCTACGAAATCCAAATCCGCTTGATAGGTTGAATAACCCTTGGGATGATTACAAAGTCACCCCACATGAAGCCGCATGGCGAGAGTACGTTTCGCAATTTCCAATTTCAGCCATTCATCCTGCACTTGAAGGAGCGTACGACAGGGAAGGATTTCCCCTCCAACCCGGAGGTCGAGAAATGACCACCGAAGAAAAACTTGAATTGATTGATTACATGCGTGAACAGAAAGGCGGGCAAAAAACAATTCTGCCTCCCGGTCAATTGGTAACAGGCGAAATAAGTAGCAAAAGTCCACTTGGACTTATGAGGTACGGCTCGTTCCAACAAGGTTTAGACAAGTTGCCTCCTGAGATGAAACAGTCCGCGATTGAGGCACTCAAGTACTACCGGCGTTCGTATTGATGGTGATTTCATGCCTACTTTTAGTGAACGTCTTGCTGAATCAGCACAGACACCACTTACCCCTCAGGAACACATTGACCGTTTGAACGCACTTATCGAGGCTACGGTAAATCAAAATAAATACTCGTTGAAACCGGAAGACGGAATGTACGAAGATAGAAACGGTCAAAAAATACCAATGGAAGATGTTGCAGCCATTTTTGACCCTTTGGTGACCACGCCGGAAAGTGAAACGGTACTTCCATCGCAGCAAGCACTTCGTGAACATACTCAAGCGATGAAAAATTGGCGTGCTACGCTTGATGCTTTGCAAAACGCAGATTACAGTTCAGATGTAGCCCAAAGAGAATCTGAATTGCGAGACTCAAACAAAACACAATACCGTGATGCATTGCTACAAGCGTTACAGAATCTCTCGTCTAAACACCTTGGTGGAGAAATGGCGCAAGAAGTAACGAGACAACTTCCTTATCACAATAGTCTTGCAACTCCGTATGATGCTCACGGTGCATATAGTACACCGCTTGCTGCTTTGAACCGCGTTTCACGTAGGATTCTTACAAGTAATTTGATGCCTGCTTTAGTTGGAAGACCTTCAATGTCCTTGCCAACAGTAAAAGATAATGAATTGAAGGATTTGTTGCACAATTTGAGGCGAAAAACCGGAGTAAGCGGTACCGACATGTCATTTAGGGCACCTCACCCCCCACCGCAGGACGAACTTCAACAGATTTTGCAGTATGCGCGTGACCCTACCGCTCCTGCGCAAGAGCAGGCTAACCTCAGCACGGCAAACATGTACGACGTTCATCCTATGCATTACGACCAATTCACCCAACTTGTGCAGGGCGGTATGCATCCTGCCATGGCTGCAAAGCAAGTGGGTCAGGGCTTTGACATGTCGCAACCGCAGTTTGGCGACATTCAGATGAGCGCAAGTCCGATGGACTTGGCCTTCCGTCTGCTCAAGGAGCGCAAGTCGCCTGAAGCCATGCGGCACAAGTTGGAATACGACAAGGAGTACGAATCTTCCCCTGAGCGCGTCAAGTACCGTGAAGAACTGAACCGCGAGCGTCGTCGCCGTGGAATCTATGGAAGTCACGACCACAAAGACGTGAGCCACACCCAAGGTAACAAACTGACCCTTGAAAGTGAACACGACAACCGTGCCCGCCATTTCAAGAATCGTGGTACGTTGAGGCAGATTGACGAAATGGAGTAGTCACTTTTCTCACTTTTGTCATTCACTTAGTCACGATTTTGACATGTTTGGAATACTCACTATTCCATAGGTACTACTCTCTCTAATAGTATAGAGAGTAAGACTACTGAAAAAGTGAGTAACCCGGAATTGTCATTTTGGTGAAGTAGTGAATGAGAAAAGTGAGGTAGTGGACACAAGCCTTAAGATGACCACTCTTGTGACCAAGCCTGAGCAGCATGTCTTCTATGCCTCAGTCCAACGAAGCCGAGATTCGTCTGATGGGCCTGATTATCTCGCAGTCAGCCCTTGTCGGACTTGCCATTGGCCTGTTTGATGCAGGTATGTGGCTCAACAATGACGATTCGTGGGTGAACGGTTTCACCTACGCCATGGCCGCATTCTTCGTGCAGGGTGTTGCCTACTACGTGTTCAAGATGTTCTTTGAGCAGAACATGCAGGAACGTGTTGCGGCAACCAACATGGAGCGTGAGCGGCAGTACCGTTTCCGCAGCATGCAGAACACTTTCGACAACCGACGCGCTGAGATGGAACTGCGAATGCAGGAAGCCCAACTTGAGCGCGAACTGCGGTGGATGGAAGCCAACCCCGGTCAAATGCCTCCAAGTTGGGGCGTTCAGGGAGGCGCACCGTCGTTGGTGTCTCAGTATGACATGTCTCAAATGTCAGGCGCACCCAAGCATGCTGCTGAAGTCAACCAACCTGTCAACCTCGGCGTCAAGGAAGACGTGCCGCTGAAGAAGGACGGCACGCCTGACAAGCGGTACAAGAACGACGAGTGAACATGGGTCGAATCTTCAAGACGCCCGTGGATGATTCCACGGAAGCCACCTTGAGGGCGATGCACACGCAAAACACCCTTGATACGTACTACGAAAAGGGGCTTGGTTGGGTTCGTACACTTGTGTTCAGCGGCATTGCCGTGTTGCTGACGAGTCTGTACGAATTGAGAACTGACCGCAGCGTGTGGGAAGGTACCGTCAAGTGGTTTTGGCTCAAGATGGGCGATTTGGCTGCTTGGCTAACGGGGTGGGTCAATGGTTGAGCCTGCGGGTACCGCCTTGGTCGGTGCAATGGTGTGGGGTAAGACCCTGTACAACTCTTGGAGGCCGCGCAAAGTCGGCATTTACGGTGCAGGGCTGACCGGAAAGACCACCCTTGACCGCTACATGACCACTCCGGGTGAGATGGAAGAGATTCCTGAAGAAGAACGGACCGAACATAGCAAGATTCTCGGTCGCTACCTGCTTCCAAAGCCTTCTCGCAAGCGCGTGAGTTGGGAAGGCGAGAAGCGTGTCGTGTTTTCTGCCGATATTGGCGGCCAAGAGCGGTTTTGGAACCTGTGGATTGATGATATGGTGTCTCGACAAGTCCGTGCAGTTGTCTATCTGTTCGATGACCGAGCAATCAAGGGTGGAAACGACGCAATTCAGCAAATTGCAGGATTTCGCTTTCTTGTTGACGCAATTACGGGTCGAAATTACCGGTATCGGACCCTTAAGAGCCGATGGAAGGGTAAATCGTACGCTCCAAGCCTGATTATGCTTGTTGCAAACAAGGCTGACCGGTATTTTGACGATACTGCGGCCAAATTGTACGCTGAAGGGCGGATTGGGGAGCATCCCATCTTCGACCCCTTCCGAGATGACCTCATTCGCTTGCAAAAAGCGGGTATTCCAACCCGCAGGTCGTTTATGGCAACCCGAATTGGATGGAACGTGGAACCAACGATGGTCAACCTGTTGACGGTGTGAGAAACATGGATAAAACGAAAGTAGCGTCGGTCGGCTCGGCAAGTCAGTCCCTTCGGACTGTGATTCCGTTGTGGATTGCCAAGTTGATGCGATTGAAGAAGGGTAGCATCGTTGAATGGAACGTCATTCGTGAGGAAGACACGTATTCGGCGCACATGCGGGTGGTGGAGGAAGAATGATTCCGTTTCGTGGTCAAGCACCGCAGCAAAACCTCGGTGACCTCAACGTAGCAAGCGTGTACGCACTTTCGCAGCAAGGTAACTCGATGCTGACCCACGAAGCGTTGATGGCACAGGCTACGGCTCAAGCAGCCATGCAGGAAGTTGCTGCCGGGGCCAACCTGCAAGTGCCCAAGGTCAACTTCTATCCAAGCCGTCACCCTGACCCCGTGAAGGCTCGCCGTAAGGACATTCGACAGGCATACCGTCTGCTGACACCGACCAAGCGACACCTGCTCAACCCTGTGCGTACGCTCTTGGGTCGCAAGTACCGCTACGACAAGCAAGCCCACGTCTGCGTCATTGACGGCTGCGATTGTGCCGCGCTTATCCAAGTGGACAACCTGTACGACAAAATTACGGACGATGAAACCGGGGTAAGTCTGTGGGAGTACTATTGGAAAAATCCCGTCACCGGACAGGCTGAAGCCTTTGTTGCCAAAGACAAGGTGACGAGCGGTCGCAAGATGCGAGGTACCTACTGCCCTGAGCATCTTCACTTGTACCACCTGCTTTGCAAGTGGGAGGCTGAGGAAGACAAGGTGAGCGAGGCCAACCCTCGTCGTCTGCGTGACCGTATGAAGAAGGGCGTTTCGATGGTGACCGTTCCTGTGGCTGCGGTCAAGGCCAAGGACCCCACGCCGTCCTTCTTGCAGAAGTACGAGCCGTTCTTCGCTGAGTTGGAAAAGGATAGCAAGAAGACAAAGGGCATTTCCATCATGTACTACGAAAACCCGGCTACGGGGCTGAACGATGTGACGATGATTGCCTTTGACCTGCGGATTTTCCAACAGGAGTTGGCAATGGCAAATCAACCCACCGCCGCCTTCCAATCCATGCTCAGCGGTGAAAACCCTCATGAGCAACAGACGCTTCCGGTGGTTGAGTGACATGCTTGGTTTGAACAGTCAGCAGCCACAATCACAGGGCGGTTCGTTGAGTCTCGGGGTGACCGGTTGGGGTCAACCGGCTCCTGCTCAACAGAATCCTTGGCCTCAACAAGCATGGGGTCAACAACCTCAGCAGATGGGGGCCATGGGAGCCTTTACTGCCGGTGCCGGTGTACCTCAGCAGCCGGTGGCCCCGCCAAGCGAACTTGAAATGCAGATTATGCTGCTTCGCGGTATCGTTCCGGTGGACCGATTCATCGCAAGCCCACAGATGGGGGTCTTGGTTGAGATGTTCAACAACATTGTTTCCTTCTCGGTGTTGGAGATTCTCAAGAACGCGGTGTTTGTGGCTGACGAAGATGGCAACCTCAAAATGGAAGTCACTTCCTTGCCGCAGCATTTGCAGACCATGAGTGCTGAAAACGTCAAGGCTGACTTCACCGCCTTGCAGTCTGCTGCGCAGCAGAACATTCAGAACGCTGAAGGGCAGCAAATGCAACTCAACAACATGGCGAGTCAGTCTATGATGAACTCAGCCTTGGCTGCTGCAATGGACCAAGGTGTGATGGAGAAGGCGGGTGGCTTCATTGGCAACACCGCTCGCTCATTCATTACCGGGGGACGATGATATGCAAGACAAATCGTACATGCCACGTGGTATTGCCACGACCACCCTTGACGTGTTGAACCCTGAGCGCAGCGTCATCGTTGACATGATTATGGTGCAGTTTCTCTCGGCCATCCTTGTCCTTGTGGCTATTATTTTGTTCAAAGGCAACGAACTGCCTGCATCCTCCATGTCCTACTACGTGGTCGGATTGTTTGGTAGCGTCCTTGCGTTGACCGGTGTGTACGCCCGCATCGTTCGATGACGGAATGCTTTTGAAAGAAATGCCACCAAACAAAAATATGAGCAGCGACCGCGTTATGAAGCGGTCGTGTTCTTTTTGCATGGACGAAGAGCGCGATGGGCTTGAGCAGGGCCTTCTCGACGGTCACATTTCGCCAAAGCAGTTGGACAAAGACAAGGGGTGGCGAACCAACACCACCGAGCGGCACTACCGCAACCACATGGGCGAGTTTCACCTTGCATCCAATTCAGGATGTCCTGTCTGTACGTCGCATCAGCGTGCTGCGTACGAAGAGTTGTACTTCAACACAGGCAACAGCGACCTCATCGCTCAAGAGTTGGAAGTCAGCGAGAACGTGGTCTATCAGCACATGAAGAATCACTTTCAGCCGCTTGTGCAAAAGACGGCTGCTATCGAAGTCGCCCTGCGTGCAGGCACCGAGATTGATTTGTTGCGAAGCAACGCTGAGCGGCTCAATCACAAGTTGAGCGAACTGCTTGACGAAGGCAGCGTCCACGAAGACGGCTTTGTGCGGGATGCGGTGTCGCTGCACAAGGAAGTTCGTGAAACAGTCAAAGACCTGCTTCGCTTCCAAGACCAATGGGGTGCGCAAAGCGACACGCAGCAGGTCAATCAGACCTTCAACATCTTGCAAGTCGAATTGAGCAAGGAGAGTCCTGAAGTATGGGCGCGGCTTAGGGCGCAATTGATGGAGAACATGGGGGTGGAGTGATGCCGATGATGGGACGCGGCTCGGACACTCGCATGTACTCGCCGCGTAGCGAGTCCGACAAGATGTACTCGTCGGCCAACGAGGACGAGGACAAGTACTCGCCCACGTCCCCGGAGGACATGGAACGCCGCCGTGAAGAGCGGAAGAAGCGTGAAGAAGAGCGCAAGGACAAGCGCAGTAAAATCAAGCACATCAAGGTCAGCGCAAAGTTGCCCCTTGAAGGTGCTGAATCCTCAATGGGTGAGGACGACGGCAACAAGCAGGACTTGGAACGGGAACTTGGTTTGCAAGGTGGGCCTGCGGGTAGTCGAGGCCACATGCTTGACATGGCTACGGGGGCCAAGACGGGTACCGGTAGTGCAATGACCGGTCCTGTTCCGCTCTTCATGAGTGAACCAATGGAAGATGCTTGGTCCACGTTGCTGAAGCGTGAAACACCCGGTACCATCGAAGCCCGTCGTCGCCGTGAAGCGCGGCGCGAGTTCCGCCCATCCACAGGACAATTCAAGCGGCCACCCGGCGGCATGGACCCAAGCGGTGCTACCATGCGGCGTTTTCGCGCCCGTATGCGTGGTATCAAGGGTGGAAAGAAAACGGGGCTGATGAAACCCCACCTGTCTGTGGAGATGAGTCACCGTGGCATTGCGACGAAGCAACCCATGTCGAAAGACCCGCAAAAGTACCGACAGTACATGGGCCAATCTGAGGCTCGCAAGATTCTTGGCAATGTACGCACGACCTTCTCGCCCCACGCCCGCTACGCCGAGCGAGGCAGTTACGCCGGACCCACCGGAGCAGGAAGGCTCAGCGGACTCTTGCCCGGACAGTCAGGGCAAATGAGGCAACCTGCGCTGCGCTCAATGCGTGTGCGCCGACCCCGTATGCCTCGGATGCCTCGCCCACCGATGCCACCCATGCCGCCGATGATGCCTTCACCGCAATCGTCCATGGTCCCCGGCATCCCATCTGCTCCTTCTGCTCCCTCGTCCATCATGATGAGCGAAGAGCGTGCTGAGAGTGAGATGCTCAAAGGCCGCGCTGCCCGCACGACTGAGCGACTCAACATCATGCGCCGTATCATGGCAGCGTTGGAGCGTGCCAACAAGTTGCAAAAAGCGGGTACGCGCAGCGCAATGGAGAACGGTCACGTTCCTGCTCACCCTGCCGGTGTGAGTCCCAAAGACGAGTCGGACCCTGAAGGGCCGACGGAAAACGACGAGACTGACGCGAAGCAGTTCGGTCTTGACCCGGCGGGTTACCTCGTCTCACAACGGGGGCATATGGGATGATGCTTGACCCGATTGCCATTCGCAAGGCATGGGGTCTTTTTCACCACAGTCCAAGAGGGCATTCAGCCATTCTGCGCAATCCTCCGCCCGAGGCATTCCGACCAATGGACCAATTGGACGTGCCTGCGTTTGCTCACGACGGAAAGGGGGAGATTTACCCCGGTCAGTTTGAAAAAGACGATGCGGGGATTCACTACTACCACACCCGTCCCAAAGACGACCCGCGTGGACCTCAGTTCTTTATGCACGGCATTGACGCTGCTGCGCACCATTTGAGAAAGGCACTCAAAGGTCGCGTACCTGAAGGTTTCAATCCCGTACCGTTGATTGATGCTGCAATCCAACTGTACAACAAGAACCACGAAAGTGACGCACATCAACTTGCTCCATTTGCAAGCAACCAATGGCGAAAGATACGTGCAGGACAATATCCAAGTCACGGTGTTACATCAACCCGAGAAGGTACAAATCGTCCAAGCCGTACGGACAACGGTACCAAGATTACTACGCTAACAAATTGGAACCACGCAACCAATCCTAATGGTCGTTTTGTTGAGTCGTACTACCTGCCGTTTAATGCGGAATTACGGTACATTCTTGACGACGTGCTTCCGCAATTTGATATTGACCCAAAAGAATTGGAAGGTCGGTTACCCTTTTTGCAAAGCAACAAACCGTTCGTGTACGCCAACATGACGGCTCCACCGGACTACATTCACTCTCCACAAAAAGACCCCGGTTCTTCCACCGTGGACCATACGAAGCACCCTTATCCTGATGAGTTTGGCCCGTCTATGGATGCCTCCCACACGTGGGAAGTTCTTCACCATCTGCCTGACATTTTTTTCCGACCGGTCGGTGGTAAGCCTGCGGTACAATTAGAACGACTTGCAGGTGAATACATTGCAGAAGCCTTGCAGGAAGGTTTGGACCACGTGCCCAATGTGCCTGTCACCATTGATGTACCAATGGAAGGGCGCATGCAAATGGGCATGAGGGATGCTATGGAAAATCCAACCTACCGACAAGCCCTCATCAAGTCGGTGTCAAAGGTTCCGGCCATGATGTTCCTGTTTGGTCGTTCAAGCCAAGGTCCTTTCGTCAAACTCTTCAACGACGTGCAAGAGACATTGGAAGGTGATGGAATTGGCTACGAAGGTCAACTTGGTCACGTTAAGCAAGGCAGTTCGTCAAAAGGTCAAGCGGGTACTCACGTCAGGGGTGCAGAAGTTCTTGCCCTTGCCCGTGCTATGGGTGAAGGGGAGGAAGGAAAGAGTGCGCTTAGCCAAGTGCCCTTTTCCGGCGACGAACAGATGCAAGAAACCATTGCTCGCAACCGTCGTACCATTGAAGCACTTGCGGACCATCAAGCCTCAGCCCGTGGTCATGAAATCCGTCTTGGACTTGGAGAGATTCCAAGCGAGTTGGCTGCTCAGCGTGTGTACGAAAACTACCCAACCGCTGACCCGGAAACCGGGCAAATGCCCCTTGGTCAAGACCTTGACCCGCACATGGAAGCCTATTTTCATGGCATGAATTATGCAGGCTATTCGCCTGTCCCCACACAACAAGAAGTCCCTGCGTCTGCACCCGTACCGGCGTCCGCTCATCCGTCGGCTACGGTGCCTCCACCAACAAGCGGCCCTTCACCTCCGCCGCTCGCAGACGCAGGGGCACCTCAACCCTTGTCGGCTGAGTTCCAAGCCATCCGACCGGACATTGGCCGCTACTCCCCTGCACAGTTCAGGGAAATGCTCGACCTTGCAGGTCGTGGTCGGCAGCGGCCTGTTGCTTCGCCTGAGTTGTCTCCCGTTGAAGCACGCGCTCAAGCAGGCCTGTCCGACCCACGCCAAACCTTGCTGACGCAGTTCATGCGCAGCGAAGACGTGCATCTGCCTGTGATGGACCAAGTAATGAAGGCACTTGAGCGAATGCAGTACCGCGAGGCTGAATTGGACAACAACGTGGTGAAACACCTCAGTTCTTCCCGCACGTCCTCCCGTCAGTTGGCTTCATACGTTGGGCTTACCTCCGAGGAAGTGACCAACATTCATCACACGATGGGTGATTGGCACAAAATTGCGAAGTCGTACAACGTCCAACCCGAGGTCGTCAAGGTCATCAAAATGAGTATGAGGTGAAATCATGAAGCCCGTACTCGTTCGTAAATCTGAAACTGCGTTGCAGCAGGTACCAAGTGGCGGTTTGCAGTTGGTGGTTGGTGGCAAAGGCCCATCAATTCGTGAACTTGCGGGCATGGCTTTTGGCCGAAAAACAGGTCAGAAAGGGCAAGGATGGCAAAGACTTGGTGCTATTGCTGATTTGGCAGGTCGCGGTCTTTCTGCTGCGGCTACCACGCAACAAATTGCAGACCAAATGCAAGGGGGCAACCTCGCTGCTCCTATGGGTGCGTACGCACAATACCTTGCAAACCAACCGTGGCAATTCATTGAAAGGCAAAAAGAAACACAACCTCAAACTCAATCTTCGCCCACTCAGCAGCAATCCCCACAAATGCAGTCTGTTGCACCGGGTTCAACTGCTCCTGATGGCTCCGCACTACCACCGGAGCAAATGATGCTACCGGGTATGGAGCAACCTCAGCAACCTCAGCAACCTGTGCAGCAACCTGTGCAGCAACCTGTGCAGCAACCTGTGCAACCTGTTCCTCCTGAAGAAGCAGCAGCGGCCATGACAGGACAACCTGTTCAACAGTCTGCTGCTGCTCAGCCTGCTGCTCAACCTGCTGCTCAGCCTGTTAACCCTGCACTTGCAGCAGAACAACTCCGAGCGCAAGGACAAACCGGTTTATTCACCTATTCTGCTGAGCCGTTTGAACATGCGATGGACTACTTGCTCAAGAGGTTGAGCCGATGAATGAAGACATGAATCAGTTCATCCTTGAGATGGACCGTGAAATGTCGGCCAAGTCCTTCAGGTACTTCTTTACCGAGATTCTCGGTTTTGAGTACTCGTACCACCATGAATGTTGGGACAAAGGGTTGGACTCCAACCGCTACTACTGTGTGAAAGCAAGTCGTGACCACGGCAAATCCGTGTTCTTCATGTCCTATGCCCTGTGGATTGCGGCGTTTCAGCCCAACACCCACGTCATGATTTTCAGCCACTCGCTTGAGCAGACGCTTGAACACATGCGGTTCATTCGCAACAACATCGAATCCACCCCGTGTCTGCGACACCTTATTCCTGAAGGCCGACCTTGGCGAAAGACCTACTTTGACTTTGCAAACGGAAGCCGTATGATGGCAAAGTCCGTGGGTGGTGGTACCCGTGGTTTCCACCCGAACGTGGTTGTGTGCGACGACATTCTGTGGGGCACGACCGGTACTGAATTGCAGCGTGCTGCGGATTGGTTCTATGGTGTTCTGCTTCCTGTGCTGCACCACACCGGTCGCATGATGATTGTCGGTACACCTTTTTCGTACAACGACCTGTACGCAGAACTTGAGCAACGTGAGGCATTCACCGTTGAAACCTACCCTGCCATCAACACCGAAGGAAAAGCCCTGTGGCCTGAGCGGTGGGATTTGGAATCGCTTGACCAACGGCGACTTTCTATGCCTGCTATTCAGTTCTCCCGTGAATACCTGTGCGAGCCGATTCACGACGTTGCGAGTATGTTCCCCAACGACATTCTTGAAAAAGCAAGGGACAGGGACCTTGTGTTGCTTGACCGCGCTGAGATGGAGTATGACGAAGAAGGTGAGTCGGCAGGCATCTTTGGGCAGCATTTCATCGGATGGGACACGGCGATTGCCTCGGACAAGAACGCTGACTTTACCGCTATGCTTGTGCTACGTACGTTACCTGATGATGGTACCAAACAAATTGTCGGTGTGCATCACGAACGTGGAATGAGCGGTGCAGCGCAGAAGCGGCAAATCCTGATGATGAACAACCGCTTCCAACCTGACTTGATTGAACTTGAGGGCAACAACTTCCAACGCATGTTTGCTGCTGAACTGCAAGACATGCGCAACGACATTCCCATCAAGACGTTCATGACCACCCGTCAGCGCAAGGAATCCATGTTCATGTCCCTGCTCATGGCGTTTGAGCAAGGTCAGATTCGCACACCCTACGGGGATGAGCGAAGCCGTGAGTTCACGCACAAGTTGGAGCAAGAACTCAACCGCTTCGGCATGCAGAAAAACGGGAAGTTGGAAAGCGTGGGTACGCACGACGACTTGGCAATGGCCCTCGCTTTGGCGAATTGGGGCACCAAGGAGTTCCGTGGCTCGCTCGTCATGCTTGACGACTACATGCCCGGATTTGGCGATTGGCTTAGTGGTGGTCGTCAGGAAGAGAAAGGAGGGTTTGGTGGATGGCTGACCCCTTGAATTACCCGTTCGCTGAGTGGGGTTTTTAACCAATGGTCAAGTGAGTGGTCATTATGTGGGGGAGTGCATTGGTGGGTGACGTGTACGACGTGCCCCTTGTGAGTGACGACCCTTTCACCAAGATGGTGATGAACTCCATTGCTCAGCATCCCTTCTTTTCACCGCATGACGTACCCATGCAAACCACGTCAACGGTTTTTCTCAAAGAAGACCTGCGAAAGCGAGAGTTCCCGAAGAACGGCGACGGATGGCTTGAGACGTATTGGGGAAAAGACGCTGACACCATCATTCGTGAGTGCCGCAAGATGCGACGGCACGACAAAGACAACCGTGACGAATACGACGAAACGATTGGGCTTGTGCGCCAACTGAAAGCCATGGAGGTTGAAGCAACCATCAACAACCTGTCGTGGGCTGAAGGTATGGAGAGCGTCATTAAACAAATGGGGCTGACTGACCGTAGCCTCAAGGCGTTGCGTAAGTTTGGTGAGAGCCGTAGTGTGTCGTTGCAGAAGGCATGCCATCAATTCCTCAAGGCCAACACCGTGTTGCAAATGCTCAACGACAAAGTGGATTGGGATGAAGACGACCAACAATCGTGGGTTGACGCCACGCATTTGCAGAAAGATGCTCGCAAAATGTGGCGAAACGTACTGCACCAAGTGGACACGTTGAACAAGGCAGAACAAGATGCCCTGTACTTTGCAGCAGAAGAATTGCAAGCCCACGGTCACCTGAGCAGCCGAGAGTTGCTCCGCCGTGGCTCAGACACCTTGGACCGCAACATGACGGCGCAGCGCATGGGTGCATTGCTCAAGATGTACGGTGAAGAGTTGAACATCTTCAAGAGTACATCACGCGGTGACTACGTTCTTTTGGGTCGTGATGGATTCATCATCAAGGACATTTGGGCGTACATGGCGGGTTCACTCGATTCTGACGGTAGCATCTTCATCAGCGAGCGCGGTGACCCCCGTGTGACCTTCGTTGCAAGCGGTGACTCAGGGAAACAACTGTGCGAAGACTTGCACAAGGCCACCGGATGCGGTCGTCTTGTCACGGACCAAAAGGTGTCCCGCAACACCAAGAAGAGCGTACACCGACTCATCTTTTCACGCAAGGACGACATTCGCCGTGTCCTCAAGGCTACCCTTCCCCACATGATGCTCAAGACCACGCAAGCGAGAGCCATGCTCTCGTACGTGGATGAGAATGATTCCATGCGAAAGCAGGAGTTGTACCGACTTGTCACCTTCTCAAATTGGAAGGACCATACGGTGAAAGCCAACGGGCTTCTTGATAAGTGGGGAATTGATGCCGATACCATCGGTGCATACGCGGAGGGTCTATGATGGCTGAAGAAGGACGCATTTCTCGGTTCCTGTCAGGCCTTCGTAGCCCGTTCAAGTCGCGTGAGTCACCCACGCCGACCATGCCGTTGTGGTCAAGCGGTATTCAGGAACCCGTGATGGCTCAGGGCATCACCATTCCGGCCCTCTATGCGGTCAGCAACGAATCGCTGATTCTGCGCACCGTTCTTTCCAAGTTGCGTCAAGAAATGTTCCGTCGCGGCTACTATTGGGAAAAGAAGTTCACAGTCAAGTGTACGGTGTGCGATGAAGAGTACCAACAGGAAATGGAATCCTGCAAGCAATGCGGTGGTGAAGTGCGCAAGCCTGACCCTGATGAGTTGACCTACCCTAAGTGGTTGCTCGGTCAGGAGAACTCGATGGAACAATCGTTTGTCCATCTGCTCCATGAAGTTGAGAATGACCTCAACATTGTGGACGACGCCTTCCTCATCTTGGTCAAGGAATACTTCATTGACCCTGAAAGTAAGGAGATTGCGTTTTACCGTGTCAAGGAGATGATTCGTGGTGACCCCATCTTCATGCGCATTGTGGCCGACAAGCGCGGTGTGCGTGGTGGCCGATTCAAGGTCTGCATCATCCATCGTGACGAAGTAAAGACACACGCTGACGACAAGGTGTGTGAGAACTGCGGTCGTGACCTTGAAGACGTTCACTACGTCAACATGGCCGGTAGCGGAAAGACGCAGTATTTCGTTGAAGGTGAAGTGATACACGTCAGCAAGTACACTCCGTCGAAGTTGTACGGACGTAGCCCTGTCAACACCATGTGGCGTCAAGCCATGACACTCACGGCCATGGACAATTACATGTACACGGCTTACCAAAAGCGACGGATGCCCAAGGGTATCATCTCGGTGACTACGGACAACCTTGAGTCCATGAAGTCGTTTTGGAAGTCCGTTGACGAAAAGATGGAGCGTGACCCCCACTACATTCCCCGTGTTGGTATTGAATCGCAAACCGGCAAGGGTGGCGTGAATTGGGTCAAGTTCATGGACACCTTGGAGGAAATGCAGTACATTCCGGTTCGTGACGAGATTCGCAACAGGATTGCTGCATTCTATGGTGTTTCAAGCATCTTCATGGTGGACACCGGCAAGTCCGGTGGTCTGAACAACGAGGGCATGCAGATTCTTGTCACCAACCGTGCGGTTGAGTTTGGTCAGAAGGTGTACACCGATGTTTTGTTCCCCCGTCTGCTCAGGCAGATGAACGTTAGCGATTGGAAACTCACCTTGTACCCCAACGAGGAAGAGGACGAAATCACTCGCCTGCGCCGCGACGAGCAGGAACTCAACGTGGCTCAGCGCATGGCTCAGTTGGGCTTCCAACCGGAACTGCTTGAAGACCCGGCCAACCGTGACATTCGCTTCGTGTACCGCAAGCCACAACCGCAACCCGGTATGCCCGGTATGCCTCCCGGTGGCGCACCTCCGGGTATGCCCGGTATGCCTCCCGGTGGTATGCCTCCCGGTGGTATGCCGCCGCAGATGGCAGGCGGACCGCCGATGGTTGGGGGGATGCCTCCGGGTATGCCGATGCCGCCGCCTCAGCCGGGTGGTCAGGGCGTTGGTCTGCGCAATCGAGGTCCTGCTGCTCCTGAGCGAAGGACCACGGTTGGTAGCGGCGCACCGGTCAGCAGCGTTCAGCAACGCGGTCCGCAGCCGAACCTACAACAAAATGTCAGCAACGCATTGATGAACGCCCGAAGGCCTCGCGGTGCCTAAACCTTGATAACCGCCCCACGACTGCACAAAGCGAGGGAATCTCATGGACCTCTTGAAGATGCACCCAATGGCCCGAAAGATGGAGCAGGCTCAGCGAGCCTTCCTGACCGCTCTTGAGAGTGGTGATGGAAGTCTCGCCAAGGAGCATTTGTCCGAAGTCAGCAAGTTGAGCGACTTCCTCCTTGAAGACCTCAACACCGAGATTGCCAAGTCCCAAGACGTTCTGCCGAACGCACAGGGTCCGAACGACCTGTTCGCGGGCGGTGTGCCTGTGCGCAAGTTCGTTTCCGAGCCGGAGACGGTGACCCTTGAGGGTACCCGTCTGCCCGGTATCATCTCAAGCGGGCACCGTGGTTCCCGCCTCTCTCCCGCTCAGGGTACCTTCGGTCGTTGGGGTTGAATCCAATGAGTGACGCATCATCGGCTGAGCAACTGATGACCGTCCTTGTCACCAAGATGGAGAGCATGGACAACGACCTTGCACTCCTGAAGGCTGAGAATGAGCGACTCAAGAGCCTGATTTCATCCCCCGCCGGTCTGTTTCGTAAGGCCGGTTTCGTCCCGGTGTCCACGCCGTTCACCGACGACCTGATGCCTGACCCCCTCCGTATGGACATTGAGGGCAACTCCATCCTCAAGGGTGGTCCGGTTTCGTCCATTCCGCAGACGAACGAAGAGTTTCACAACATGTCGTGGGAAGACATTCACGAAATGGCACAACAAGCAAAGGGGGCACCTGAATGAAGCCACGACCCGTTGAATCCGAAGTACTGACGAAGGCCCGTGACATGGCTGCTCGCCTTGATGCCTTGGAGAAGGCCAAGTGTGATTGCGGCAAGGAACCCTGCGAGTGCAAGTCTTGCCCCAAGTGTGGTGGCAAGATGGCAAAGATGGGATGCATGAAGGCCGGTTGCGGCTCTATGCAGAAGGCCGACGAACAGGTGAAGGAGAAGATTACCGAGGTGAACCCTCACTTTCTGACCGAGACGGGCGGACAGACGCGCACCGCGTACTACTCCACCCGTGACCGTCCCATTGAGACGGAAGACCACAAGCCCAAGCGTGCTAAGGACGGCAGCAAAGTCAGCCTTGAATCCCTTGGAAGCCGGATGAACCCGCATGAGGGAACCGGTGTTGACCGTGAGGATGCACAGGGCGGCTCCCCTGTCAAGAAGTCCCCCGCGAGTGAGATGCGCGAGGCTGCTGAACAGGGTGCGCCCATGGTCTGCGGTCTGTGCGGCGGTACTGAAGACACCGGTTGTCTCGCCCATGGTGGTATTGACCTCATGGCCTGTCCGAAGTTCAAGCCGCTCCGTTGAGGGGTGGTCTTGTGTCCTACGAGCAGTTCGACCATGCGACGGTCAACCTGCTTAAGTCGCTGAGCGACGGGCTTGATTTGGAAGAAGCCGCTGCTGAGTACATCATTGCATGGGACTCGTTGCAGAAAGCCCCATCCGGTGATGCATCTTACGTGCTGCTTAAGCGCGAGGCTGAAAACATCATTGAAGGGAAGAAGCGGGCAAGTGCTGATGCATACCTGCTTGGGTTTGACCCGGTGGGTGAGCCAAGCCTGCACCCGTGGTACGAAGGGCTACAATCGGTAAGCGACCACAAACACGGACACGCCTTTTGGCCGACGTACAACGCACCTGTTGGTGCGCCCTACCAAAACGAAAACTTCCCCTTCCATCCTATGCATCATCCGCTGCTGCGTCAGCATGCGGTAAGCGGTAAGCCTGCATTCGTCGAGGGTCTGCGAAAGTTCGTTCTTGGAAAAGGTGGACACGCACAAGAAGAGAAAGAGATGGAGCAGGCTTGGCTTGCTGAGTTGGCGGGAGAAAAACACCCTGTCACCCACGGCTACAAGCCTGACCCAAAGGACCCCACCCGTACGATTCCAATTGTCGGGAACCTGAACGAAGGCATGTCGGATGATGCGAAACATCAGGTTGACCTGTATGAACGGGACTTCAGGCGTTGGATGAAAGCCAATCCTGAGCGTGAGGACTATTGGCGCACGCATCAGGCTGAGATGGTCAAACGTGGGTACCAAACAATTGACGATGCTTTGCGCAACGAGCATTTCGATTCACGCTCAAACGAATGGATGAGCGAAGACTACGCCGAAGACCCATATGCAGGTGTGTCTGTACCTGAAGGGCTTGGGCACATGGGCTACATGCTTGGTCTTGAGTGGTTCAGCCCTCAAGAGCGACAGGTGGTGATGGACGCCATCAACGAAGGTACGGTTGGTACTGAACATAGCAAGAACATCACGCTGCCTGACGGGACCAAGGTTCCCACGGCTCGATTCATTCACAACATGTTGTACCGCATGACTCCTGAAATGGATTGGGCAACCCGTAAGCCCAAGCACTTTGGTCGCAACGCTGCTATGCGCCTTGAGAACAACGACACCGACTACGCTCAAGGTGAAGAAGGTCGCTTCCTTCAGTCTGCTTTGGGCAAACTCAGCCACTACTCTCGTCTAACAGACTTGGGTGGAGACACCCTCTTCGGTGCAATTCGTGACAAGATTCACGACCTTCATGGTATTGACCCTGAAGACGATGAAACGGCTGAGGTTTTGGAAAACCTACCTCGGTTTGAAATCGGTAAGAATCAACATCTGCTCAACGGCAAGATGGATTGGAACGATGTGGTCGAAGGTTCATGGGGGCACTTTAAGGGCAAGAAGCGCGAACCTGAGAAAGTACGCATGACCATGGACGACCTGTGGTTTTTGTCAGGCTACGACCCAAACACAAAGCAGGTGATGCCTGACCACCCCATTTACGGTTCTCAAAACGTGGATGAACCGTTCATCAACCGTGATACGTTGGAGGCCATGGAAAAGGAAGCAGGTAAGCACAAGGGGCTTGAGCAGCAAGCAAAGTCCATTCGTAATCATCTTGGTTTCCTCAAGAACTCATTTGGTCCCTCACCTGACGACAAGAACATACCCTCGTATTGGAAGTTTCATCCAAGTGGTTATTCCTACGGTCCGGGTCGCTTTTGGTCCCAATCCTTTGACAATGTTGGTGGGCAGGGTATGTCCCTACCTACCTACCTCGACGTGGTGCATTCACCGCACGCTGACGAACAAGGCAATTCGTTCATGCTGATGGGTGAAAGTCAATCTCAGCAGAACATGCCAAACATGGCAAACCATCGCCTCATCAATCACTTCCTTCCTGAAGTAACACAGGCCCGTGGTGAGTACGAGGTGATGGGTGACGAAGGGAAGGTGACCGGTCGCTTTGTCCGCCATACCCCTGCGTTGTTGATGCAGAACGTCCTCTCACCTACCAACGTCACCCGTGTGTTGGGTGGACGAGAAGGCTCGACGTTCAAGAACAATCACACCGATTTCAAACACTCCTTCTCACCGTTGTACGAACGTACCCTTCGTGACTTCAATGACCGTGGTGCCAACATTTCATCGGTTTTGCCCGCAGGTCTGAAGACGATGGATTCTCGGTTGAGTCACAATCAATTCCTTCGCCTTAACCCTGAATCAATGTACGGTGCTACTCCCGGTGAGTTCACAATGGCAAAGGATGCACACCGACAAGCATTCGGTCTTGGACACATTTTCCATCCGAGCCAACCTTCAACCAAGAGTGTGCTTAGCCATCGTGACTTAGTAAATGGGGCACCGTTCACGGCAGGTGAATCCCCTGAAGACTTTGAGAGCATCATGGGATGGGGTGGCATCAAGTCGCCAACCCTTCAACGTCTCAAGCAGCGTATCATTGAGTTTCCATCGGATGCTGAAGCGGTGCAGACCGTTTCCATGGTGGCACGCATGCTCAACACGGACAAACCGCGTGACGTGTGGAACTACTTGTCTGAGGGCGATTACAAAGAACTTGAGAACTACTACAACGAAGCACGTGGTGGCGGCTTCTCTTCTGAGCAAATCAACAAGTTGGTTGAAGATGCCAAGGCGGTTATCCCCGCTTGGTCCGAGGTCGCTCGCCAAAGCCTGTCTTCACAGAAAGGTGCGGTCAAGGATTCACCTGTTCGTGGTGTTGAACACATGCTCGGTATGGGCGGTGCAATGCCTGCTCTTCAAGAAGAGCAGCGTTTGCAGGATGAAGTCGAATACTTGCAGAACCGGCTGATTGAGCCAACTGAAGAAGACGACGTTGACCTGCTGCGTCAGCAGTATGAGGATGCGAAGCAGCAACTCATTCAGTTGCAGATTGGCGCACAGTCGAAAGCACTTGGTACCACAAAGAAGACAGGTTGGTGGAAGAAAGAACAGGAAGAGCATGAGGACCTGATGAACGCTTCTCGTTCAGCGGTGTCTGAAGTTGCCGGTCGTCTCAAGGAGATTTGGGAGAAAGAAGACCCATCTGCCTTTGACCCTGCCAATCCCGATAAGGCACTCGCCAACACGCTGCGTCTGTTCCATGACGCTGAGCGTTTCATCATGAGTGTACCACACGAAGTTCACGGCGTCACCGGCCTTGGATATGGTATTCGTGAAGAAGAGCCACAGGTGCGTCAAGCACAAGACAACTCGATGTACGCCAATATCGCTCAACACATGGGCGAAAACGGCTACACCCTCTATGGGGCGGAGTCACCCGAAGAAGTGTTGGATGCACTTGGCATCGAAAACACACCTGCTGCGAAAGAACATGCACGCTCTATCATTGATGATGTGCGAGAAAGCGGTCAGCCTCGGCAACTCAGCACAATTGGTAACCTGCTGACAGGTGGTGCTATTGCTGACATGACGGTTGGAAACCGTTCTCACAACGTGTCTCACTTGCATGAGCCGGAGGAAGGTTTCCTTGAGCAGAACATCGCTGACTTGGAAGGGCAAGACGAAACTCGACATGCGGTTCACACCCATGGATATTCTGAGGGTGTCAAGAATCTGCAACAAGACAAGTACCAAGGTAAGTTGGGTGAGTGGCGAGGTCACGACATTCACACGGCACCGAGAACACTTGCACAGATGATGAACCCGCAAATGTTTGATGCTTCACTCAGGCAACAAGGACTGAAGTTGCATCATGGGGACATTCACGGTGCAAAAGGTCAGAACAAGAAGACCTTCGGTTGGACCAATGCAACCACACGCAACTACGCAGACGCCATCGTTTCCTATGACCCAATGAGCGGCGGTGTCGCACCTGAGCAGGAAGTCACAGAAGCCCGATTCAACCGTGGGTACTACGGTGGTATGCCGCTTGGTGCGGTCAATCCCAACCACAACACCCTGTATGCACAGTACAACACAGGCAATGCGGTTCACTTCCGTGGAGACAGTCACATGCCGACAGGTGGCTTTGAGTTCACCGATGATGGTCGGGTTGTGTACGGTGAAAATGTAGGACCGAGCATGTTCTTGCAGGTTCCTCAGCCTGAAATTGAGAAGGTGTTTGGTAAGGACTACTTCAAGCAAGTGTGGGACAACGCTACCCCACCTACGGACCTGTCCTCCCCTCAGACTCGGTTGGAACAGAACATGGAGCCAACCAACGTCAATCCATCAACGATTGCTACATCGGAAACGACCGACCTCATCAACCGTCTGATGAACCCGGACACATTCTTCACCAAGGAAGATGAATCCGAATGGGTCGCACCAATCCGGCCCATGCACCGCATCTTTGAGTTGACTGACCTGCAACACCTTCGCGGCTTCAGCAATTCTTGGGCCGTGTCCAAGTGGTACGATGGAAAGCGTGTCATCATCGTCAAGAACGGTGACGAGATTACGGTGCTTGATGAAAACAACCGCAAGGTCAGCGTGAAGAAGAAGTTCCGTGAGGCCTTGGAACAGTTGAACGACCGCAACTACACCCTCGATGGTATCTTGGGTGACGAAGAACTCAACATCGTTGACATTGTGAACTACGACAACAACAACGTGTCCGACATGCAGATGCATGAGCGACTGAAGGTGTTGCGCAGCCAATTCGATAGCCGCGAATGTGTCATCATTCCCGGTCCACACGACACCAAGATGACCGACGAGGAAGGTCTTGAGGAAGCAGTCAAGGGACTGCAAGGTGAGCATGAGAACATCTTGCTGCGTGATAGCAAGTCCACCTATATGCGTGGCGAGCGTCGTCACCCCAAGTGGGTACTGCTGCGTCCAAGCCGTGACTACAACTTCATCATCCTTGACCGTAGGGGCACCGGTCCCTACACCTACCAACTTGGTGCAGGTCCAATCCTTGACGGGTCGGTACTTGGAAACCGTGCGGTGGAGTACAAGGGTAGCGACTACATGGACGTAGGTACGGCTCGCAACCAACAGAAGGCATTCAAGGTCGGTGACATTGTTCGTGTCTCCATCTCAGGTGTGACCAAGAAGGTGCGTGGTGGGCGCAACGTGTACGACATTCACGTGCGACAGATTGAGGGTGACGGTGAGGGTGAAGGTGCAGCGAGCGCAGAATCCCTTGACTTGCTCACCAAGTCGTTTGCTCCTACCTACGTACCGTTTGAGATTGAGCAGACCGATACGGGCATCACCCTCTCGTTCAAAGACATGGATGATGTGACCTACAAGGTTGAGAAGTTCAACGATGCATGGTACGTTCACTCACCTAAGTCCACCCTTGGTGACCTGTACAAGAGCGATTACCCTGTGCAACTTGCTGAGTCCCTTGCTCCCTATTGGTCGCCGTTTGTGCCGCTGATGATGGAGAACGTCTTGGTCAAGATGGAGGGGAAGGTTCCCAATCTTGAACAACAGGAAGAAGAATCGGCGGGTCTGTTGGAAGAGGACGACGAAGAGCGGCTGCTCAAGCCACGTACAAAGAAGGCATTGGACCTGATTTCTCGCACCCTCGATGTGTTGGCAAAGGAGCGCATGACGTGGACAGGACCGAAGGGATTGGGTATTGACCTCGCTACACCTATTGAGTCCCCACACGGACCAACTAAGGTCACGGACGAGGAAAACCTCCCTGATTACGACCCGAAGGGGGTCGGTCGGCGGGCCGTGGACAAGAAGCGCACAGAACACGTCGTTATTCCTGTGGATGGCGAGCAGTCTGTCGTTTTGGACTACGAAAACGACCAAGCGAAGGTGTCACCCGCGTAGTAGGGCTTTATGTACCATAACGTAGGATGGGGAGGCAATGCTTACGATTCAGCGACCTGAAGTCGGACTCTCGCTCCTGAAGGGCGGGTCCGACCTTGTGGTTGCCGGATATGCGTCCGTCGAGTTGGTGGACAAGCAGGGCGACCTCATTACGCGGGGTGCCCTCAAGGATGCCTTTGACGGCTTCATGAAGAGCGACAAGTACCGCAACGTGCAACTCGCTCACTCCAACATTCAAGTCGGTGAAGTCATTGACTCCTACGTGGACTCCAACGGTCGCATGTGGAAGTCCGAGTGTGACGACACCGGCATGTTCGTCGTTGTGCAACTCCGCAACGACATTGAGAAGGCCCGTGAGGTTGCTGCGGAAATCCGCAAGGGCAACCTGCGCGGCTTCTCCATTGGGGGTCAGGCGTTCAAGCGTGTTCGCAAGTCTGACTCTATCCACGGAGATTACCAAGAAATCTCCAAAATGGAACTCCACGAGATTACGATTTGCGAGAAGGGGATTAACCCTGAAGCGCAGTTCAGCATCTTGAAGGAGGACACCACTATGAGTGCAGACAACGATTTGACCGACATTATGAGCCGACTTGAAGCCCGCCTCGATGCGATGGAAAAGGGCGAACTTCCTCTTGCTCTCCGTGAGAGCATGAAGGAAGAAAAGAAGGAGTCCTCGGACTCCGAAGAAAAAGAGTCCCAAAAAGACAAGAAGGAGGACGAAGACATGCCTGAAGATATGGAAAAGGGAGAATATAGCGACGTTATCACCGCTGAATACCTCTCGTGGATGGAAGACACGCTGAAGAGCGCGGGTGTTGACACCCACGCGGCCCGACTGCACTTCGACCAAATGTCGAAGGCTCAGATGGGCGGTTTCGACAACCCCGACTCCGTGGACGGTGCCGAGTACTTCGCCGGTCAGGTTCGCGGTCGCGGTCAGGAGAAGGGTAGCCCCTCGACGGGTGCCATCTCCGCCCTCACCTCCGGTGCAGGCAAGGAGCCTGCCGGTGCCCTCGGACCTGTCCAACTCGGCAAGTCCTACGTCACCGACGCCTCCGACGCTGACATCGAGGCTGCGTACGAAGTGTACAAGGCCGCTGCGCTTGAGCAGGCCTTCCGTGGCAACCTTGAGCAGCAGTTCTCTTCCCGCTTCTCTCAGGAGATGCAGGTCGCCAAGGCTGAAGCCGAGCGCAACCAATTCGATGCTCGCGCTCCGCTCGCTGAGGTACTCAAGTCCATTGAATCCCTGAGTGACCGCCTCGACAACCTGTCCACCGGCAGCGTTGAGGTTGGCACCACCATTGCAAAGTCCTCCACGAGCGTTGAGGTCCCCACCACGGGCGACCTTGCGAACATGTCGTGGGACGAAGTTCACACCCTCGCGGGCCGAGCGGTCCGGGGTGAGTGAGGAAATCAAACAAAAGGAGTGAATGAAATGGCACGAGACTACATTAGGACAATTACCGACATGGAGCGGTACTTCTATGGCGCGGGTAACGCCATGGGGTACTCCTACTCCGGCAGCGAACTCTTGAAGGCTGACGCACCAATGCTCTCCACCACGGCGGGCATCTATCAGGCCATCTATGGCCGCAAGGTGTGGAGCCAACTCAACCAAGAGTTCAACGCCTTCTCCATCCTCCCCAAGCGACCTTGGGAGCGCAGCGGGTGGCGCGTCATCACGGAGCGTCCCTCCTTCGCCGTCGGAGGTGGCCTCGCGGAGAACTCGACCCTCCCCGACACCACCAAGCCGACCTTCCAACACATCGCTGCGAAGCCCAAGACCATCGCGCACACCTTCGACATGTCGGAGACGGCGATGTTCCTTGCTGACAAGGACGACGGCCTCGGTGACATCCGAGCCGTGCTGAAGGAAGAGATGGGTAAGCACCACGCAGAACACATCAACAAGATGCTCACCGAGGACGTGACGACCGTTGCCGGGAACGACTTTGAGTCGCTCGACCGTGTGACCGTCGGCAACAACTCGATGGTTGCGGCTACCCACTACGACGCGGGTGACGAAGACATGTACTCGATTGACCGCAGCGCGAACTCGTGGTCCTTCGCTGAGGACTCCGCGTCCGCGACCGCGACCGACCGTGTTCTGTCCCTCGACCACCTCGATGAAATCTTCCGCCTGACGTGGGAGCGCGGTGGCAACCCCAAGGTCATCCTGACGGGCTACGACACCCTCATGCGCTTGCAGCAACTCTTGCAGTCGCAGCAGCGGTTCCTTGAGGAAAAGCGTGTCACCCCCACCTACAACGGTGTGAAGGGTGTGCCCGGTATCGAAGCCGGTTTCATCGTGGCGACCTACAACGGTATTCCCATCATCCCCTCCAAGGACGTTGCGAAGGACACCCTGTCCCGCATGTACTTCCTCGACACGGACTACCTGTACTTCTCCACCGCCATCCCGACTCAGTACTTTGAGTCCGGCATCGAGACGGGCGACCCCTTCGCCATCAACAGGCTCGGTCAGGAAGGCATGTACCGCACCATGGGTGAGTTGTGGACCACTTTCTTCGGTGGTCACGCTTCCATCCGTGACCTGAAGTGAGGTCCTTTGGAGACAAACTGAAAACAAGGAGTGATTTGAAATGGCAAAGACAACTGAAAGTGAAAAGGGCTTGACCATCTCGTACGAAACCGGTGAGTTCTCGTCCGTTGAGATTCTCGTTGACCTCGACATGCGTACGGGTACGCCTGTTGAAGAGACGGGTTGGCTTGACGGCAACTCCGGCGGTTCCTACCCCGGTGGTGGCCTCGCCACCTTTACCGCGAGCAACGCGGACGGTAGTGCGGTTGGTAGCCTTCGATTGGTGACCATTCAGTTCACCTTGGCGACGACGGACGCGGAAGTGTTCGTCTTTACTGCCGGGTGTTCCAAGATTCTCGGCGTTGTTGGTAGTTCGTTTGAGGTGGCTGACAAGACCCTCTCCATCGCCTTTACCAACACGGGCGACGACGCTGCGCCTCCGGCCAAGACCGGTGGCTCGCTTGGTGCAATCGAGGCTCATGCTGAAGGTGCGGGAACGGGGACCATTACTGTCCTCTTGCTCAACTGAGGTGGTTGAGTGCCCGTCGTGACCTACGTGGGTCGTTCGTTTGAGCGGCGAAGGCCTGATGGCCCGAGCGTTTTCAGGCGGCGTCAGCCCATTGAGGTCAGTCAGGAGTGGCTCGACACGTGGCGTACTCGACTCCCTGAGGGTCAGTTTGTCATCGAGGGTGACGCAGGCATCACGGTGGATGAAGGAGGCGATGGCCTACCTGACGCCGGATGGACCCGCAAGGACATTCTCGCTTGGCTTGACGAACAGGGCGTGGAGTATTCCGGCTACGTGACCAAGGCGGCAGGACTTGCCTTGGTTGAGGAACACCTAAATCCGACGGCACCAACCGAAGAAACACAGGAGTGATGAAATATGGCAGTAACTATTGACCCCCGACCGACCGTTTTTGGCGACCGATTCATTGTGACCGGCTCGTATGATGCCGCTGACGCAACCATTGACCTCAGCGCATTTCTCAGCAGCATTGACTTTGCAGGAGCAAACTCAAGCGGTGCTTCCGCTGCGGTGCCTATCACAGACACGGGTGCGACACCACCGTCGCAAGACGTGTACTTCCAACCAATCGTTCGGATTGATGGAACTTCATTGCGGATTGCGGCAGGGCTTGCCGACCAAGCGGCTGAAGCGGGTACTTTCTTCGCCATCGGTCGCCGCGCTTGAGGTGATTCCTCTTGGCGGACGGAGCCGTAGTGATTGGTCCTTATTCCCCTAAGGACTTCAGCGACCTTTCGACGCTGAATAGTGCCATTGCTGCTGCCGTGACCGCAGCGATTGCTACGAATGAACTGCTCAGCGCAGAACCAATCACCGTGCTTGGGAACATCTATATCGTCGTCTCCCACACTTGAGGTGAGGGACGATGGGGTTTGATGCACGTTCAATCGAACTTGAAGACCTCGTTCGCGCAGGCAAGCAGGGCGTCAAGTACGACCTTGAGAACGCGGTCGTCACCAACACCGACCGGCCTCTCGCGGGCGTTACGGCGGCTCAGCGCAACCGAAATGCAAATATCGGTGATGTGCTGAACATCGGTTCAGGTACGCGGTGCGTGCATTGCGGGTTCCTCCACTTCCTGTGGCGGGCAACCTGTGGTGCGTGTGAGCGTCCCATGGAGTACAACCTCGGACACCGAGACGAAAAGAACAGGTTGTGAATAAAATGACGTATGTACTTGTCAAAGCAAGTGAAATGACGCCTCAGCGTCAGAAAGTGTACTACAACATTCCGAGTGGACGCCACGCCGGTATGGGGCCACACCCCCTTTCCCGTGTTGCCAACAAACTTGCTTACCCTCAGTTGCGTGAGATGGGTTGGACGAACCAAGCCGACCCGAAGTACGGTCCTACCGCTGAGCGTCTTCGTGACCTCATCATGATGCAGATGCTCGCCAACCCTGAGATGCACGACCTTGAGTTTCAAGGCGAGCCTATGGCAATCAACCCTGAAATGCAAGCAGCAATGCAGGGTATGTCCCTTGAGGACATTTTCTCTCAAATCCCCGCTCCCGGTGAAGAACATGCAGGATTCATGACCCCGCGTCAGCAGCGAGATGCTGAGCGTGCTAACCTCATGCGCACCGGTACGAAGCAGGTGCAGACCCTTGCGGGTAAGGCAGGTCAGTCGCAGAAGTTGCAGGCCATGCAGGACCGTGCGCAGGCCAAGAACGCTGAGTCGTTTGGCTTCCCCATGCCTGAAGAAGCGCAGGGGTTGTTTGACGAAGAAGGCAAGTTGAATACGTCAATGCCTGCACCTGACATGTCGGCATCGGCTCGCGCTGCTTCTGAGGCTGCTCCTGAGGCTGCTCCTGAGGCTGCTCCTGAGGCTCCCGCTGCTGACCCGGTGAAGGAGATGCTTTCCACGCTCAGCGCAGACCAACTGCGACAACTCTTGGCTGCAAGCGGCCTTTCGATGCCTCAGTCTGCCGCCCCTCAGTTGCGCGACCCCGGTGAGGGTGGTAGCGAAGACATGTTTGGCAAGGCTTCTCGACAGTTCCGCGCTCACCGTGCGGCGTTTGGTGACGCTTGGAGCCTGATGAAATACTGAGGTGAGTGATTGAATGCCCGTCGTCTTCAGTCCCGGTGAGCCGGAAACCCGGCCCTTGGACCCGTCGGCAATCGTGTACACCACCGCACAGAAGGTCGCTGACCTGCTCGACATTGGACCCGCAGACGCGGTGCTGATGAGTGCTGATGCGGACGCAGATGCCGTGTACATCACGGGCAACGAGTTCCGCAGCCACGGCTTTGAGGTCGGTGACCTTGTTCGGGTGTATAGCGATGCAGACCCGTTTGGTCACGAAGACTTGGAGATTCAATCCATCGCTGCAAGTACCGCAGGGGACTCAGCAGGGAAGGGACACGTCAAAATCACCTTCACGACCTCTCCGTTGACGGCTGCTGACTACCAAGTGGCTGACGACGGCTACATTCAGAACCAAGCCTCGTTCACCAACGGCAAGACCCGTGGTGTGACGAAAGCCAAGGTTGAGCATGTGATTCAGCGCATGCAAGACCGGATTGACAACATCACGCACAACGCTTGGCGACCCTACCTCGTCACGGCGGAGTACATCAACTTCGACACGTACAAGCCCTACCGTCGCCGCTACTACACCGATTACGTAGGTACTGCCCCGCTCATGTTCCGCAACGTACAACAAGTGTTGCGGATTGAGTTGTGGCAAGGAGACGATTACCGTGAAATCGGAGCAGCCGAAGCCCGCATCAAATTGGCAGATGTTTCGGGCTTGGGTGGAGAGAGTCTGTACGTTAGTAGTGGTAACGGTAGTGTTGGTGTTCTTTCTGTTGGTAGCGGCAGTACTGATTGGCGTGGAGACTTTGACGCAACCACGGCGGCTCAAAACCTTGCTGACCTCATCAACAAAGAAGACCGGGTGAACAAGGCAGCGGTGACGTTCAGCCCTGCGTTCACGCTTGAAGGCTCCACCTCCAACGTCGCCGTACACAACGAGTTCCTTGCGAGCGCGAACGCTGACCTTGGTACGGGAGTCGTCAAAATCACAAGCATGCGCCCCGTCAAGAGCGGTGAAACGTGCAGCATCGTGTCCACCACGGATGACATTGTGATTGAGCAGGTGGCAGAACACACGGCTACGGTGGCTTCAGCCGTGTCGGGGACTATCACGGTGGATTCGACTGAAGGATTCGTGAATGCCGGTGTCGCCATCAACGGAGCCATCGTCTTCCGCTACACGGGCAAGACGGCAACCACGTTCACGGGCTGCGCTGACGTGGCCGGTGACCATACCGCCGTGACGGGTACCATCTCGCAGAAGACCTTCCAAGTGGACCTGCAAGGCGGCAGCAGCAGCGGCGACGTAGGCCGTCTGCGCGATTGGTGGCTTGACCCGGAGCAGGGCATCATTTACTTCAACAACTCCTATCCGTTCTTTGAATGGAACGCAATTAAGGTCGCCTACATCTATGGCGAGCGGTACATCGAGAAGGCCATTGAGGACATTTGCACGAAGATGGTCGCCATCGAGTTGCTGATGGCTGACGACCGCAGCGTGCTGATTCCTGAAGGTACGCAGAACATTGACCTTGCAAGCAAGGTGCAACTGTATCAGGCTGAAATTGACCGAACCTTGCCCCGCTACGTTGAGTTGGTGGTGTTTGAGTGAGGGAGTTCACGAAGCAAGGCATGGCTCTTGTTGATGGGCTTACCGAGATGTACATGAAAGACAAGAAGTTGCAGGCCGACCTGCGCGAATACTTCACGCAAGAGCCGACGAGCATGCGTGAAATGTTCCTTCGCATCGAAGCAGGTGCGGCTGACTGTGAGTTCATTGAAGGTGAAATCATTAACGATGTGGGTGAGCCTGCGGACGAGATGATTGTTGGGGCCATAAACGACGCGGTGGACCGGCAAATGCTTGCAGCCAACCCTCAGATTCGTGAGCAGCAATTGCAGTACAAGGATGGGTTTTTCGTACCCCTTGACTACCGTGACCTGAAGGAGATGAAGCGTACGGAGGGGATTCGGTAATGGTTGCAACGTGGGATGAAGGACTCGATGTGATGGTCGAGTTGTTTCAAAACGATTGGAACCGTGCCAACACGGGCAACTACCGTCCTGTTGTGATTGACATTACGACCACCGAGCCGGAGCATGGCAAGCGTCTTGACTTGCAGAAGCACGACTTCATCCTCCTGTACGAAACGGCGCACAACGAAGAGGCTCCTGAGTTGTTTTACGATTTCGTGACGACGCGACTCAACATCACCGTTGATGCCCGAACGGTTAAAGGACGGAAGCACTTGCAAAAACTTGAGAACGAGATACGACGGCTCGTCCATTCAAAGCGCAAGGGGGATGGTATCAACTTCGACCGTATGGTGTTCAAGACGCGCACCGACTTGTCAGACCGCAGCAAACACATGCACCGGATGACATTTCAGATTGAAGTTGTAACACTTGCAGAACTGATTCCTTGAGGTGAGAAGATGCCGGGTACTGTGTACAAGGGTGATTTGGCGGAGGTTTCCTTCGCAACAGAAACGGGTTTTACACTCATAGATGGAACGGATGCGGATTTTAGCGCATCGGCAAGTGCCACGACCTTCACCTTCACGTCCGGTGCTGCGCCGTTTTTTAGCGGAGTCAACCTGCTCTTCCCAAAGGACATTCTTGTTGGCTCTCAGTTTGTGCTGACCGGAGCAGGTACCGGAGACAACGCAAGCGAGGGCCGTGTGTTCACCATCACCGGGAACGATGGTAATACGTTGACGTTTTCACCTGCTCTTTTGGCCGGTACCGGTACCTCGCATTCATTGCACGTTCTGCCGTACAAGACGCCGCCTGTGGATGCTCTAAACAATGAGTATGCAGGTGATTCCCCTACGACTCCTTCCGAGAGTGTCCTCACCGACCAATTCCTCGGTATCGCTACTGCACTCACGCTGCCTGAAACCAAGGTGGACCTCAAGCGGTACCACGTTGTCGGTCTTGGCCGAGACACCGCCGTGCAGGTTCCGGGTAAGTTCATCACCGAAGGTGGTTCTTTTGAGGTGGCAATGCACACCGCTCGTTGGCTCAAGTACTGTCTTGGCAATGAAATTACGGTGCCTGCTGACATTGTGAGTGGTACGCAAAAAACCACCTTGAGTGCAAACACAAAGGCAGGTGCGTGTTTCATCAGCGTTACAAGTGCAGCGGATTTTATAGCAGGAAAATACGTGGGCATTCAGCCCGCATCCGGTACGGTGCCTGTTGTTCTTGACCATGAGCCGACGGACACGTGGACAAACGCGGTCACCGACCGTGATTTTGACCAAGCCACGCCGTACGAAGTGCGGCGTATTGTCGCGGTGAGTGGAACCAAAATCTTCCTCGATGAGCCGTTGATTTACGACCATGCCAATTCAGACAATGTGTTCTTGTACGACTACCAAGACGGAGAAGCACCAACCATCAATGCTACGACGTGCGCGATTACGAATCCTGTAACGCATCTGCTTTTCGCTCGTTCCCACACCCCTTCGTTTAGCCTTGAGGTGTCCCATCGCCGTCTTGACAAGGATGCTGACGGTGTGATTGACGGTAGCGCGACCGACGCCAAAACGCTGACCCGGGTGTTCCGTGGCTGCAAGGTGACGGACTTCACCCTCTCCACCGACAACGATGCTGCCCTGCGCCTTGCGGTCAATTTCAATTCGGCCCTGTGCTATACGGATGCGGGTCGCTTGGAAGACCCCGGTACGACTTCGGACCGGTACGACCCACACCGCCTGTTTGACGACACGGCCAACACCCATGATGAACGCCTCAAATCGGGCATCGGTTTGGGTACGCAGAAGCCCTTCATGTTCTATGACGGTAGCATCAACATTGCCGGTGTACAAGCAGGGAAGGTGCTGAACTTCACCCTGAGCGGGCAGACCGGTATGCAGGCTTTCCACACCATCAACGGCTCGACGCAGAACTCAGATACGGCTGAAGGTGCCGTGCCCTTCGGTGGTAGCCGCAACACCGCCCTGATGGTTGAAGGGAAGACCTCCTACGAGTTGTCGCTTGAAGTCATGGTGGACGACCCGTTGTTCTTCAACAAGATGCGCTCGGCCACCGAGTTCAGCGTTCACAAAACCGGTGCCACAAACGGGCAAATCGTGATTGAGTTTGAGAAGCCGCTCGGTAACACGGATGCTGCGAATAGCGAGCGCATGGTCATTCTCATTGACGAGTACTACATCGTTGAGGCACCCCTCCAAATCCCCGAAGACAAGGGCGTTGTCAAGAGCCAACTCAAGGTCATGCCCAAGTCCATGCGCGTTCTGTCGCGTGACACCCTGCTGAAGTACTGAGGTGAGAGAATGATTATATCCACCGCTATGTGCCGACGGCTTGGGCTTGAGCAGTACGCTCTTTGGGTGTGTGAGCAGAATGGCGTCGAGCATGCAGCGGAATGCCCTGTCTCAAGCCACTCGGCCATCATTGCTTGGGTACGAGAGCGTCTTGCCGTACCGGAAGAGCCGGTGGTCGAAGAGGTTGAAGTGGTGGAACAACCTGCTGAAGAGGTCGTGACCGAAGAGGTCACTCCATTCCCCTCCACATTGGCGTACGACGCCATGACCGTTGCTGAACTGCGTGAGTTGTGCAAGGAGCGCGGCTTGCCGGTGTACGGTACCAAGGCCGAGATTGTGCTGCGCCTGCGTCAGCACGACAACGGCATCGAAGTCGAAGAAGATGAGACGGAAGGCCCCGCTGAAGAAGCGGCCCCTGAAGTCGAGTCGGATGCCCCCGCCGAAGAAGAGGCGGCTGCACCCATTGGAGATGAATTGAATGACACAAGTAGTGACGGACAAGAGCCTGTTGTTGAAGACGAATGATGAAACGATGCACGTCGTACCCGTGAATCCCGATGACCCTTCGCAGGTCATCGAGGTTTGGGTGCGCGACATTTCGTTCCTCGACATTCAGGACGCCGCGCAAAAAATGGTCTTCGTTCAAAACGGTGAAATCTCCCTCTCGCTCAAGGCGTATTGGGAGCATGCCTTCTCCAATTGGATTGTGCGCACCAACCCCGCCCTGACGGGTGCTGAACTCCTGTCCCTGAAGGGACCTATCGGTGAAGCCGTGTCGCGTGTGCTTCCGCAGCCAAACGAGATTGCGGAGGCCATGCAAGGGGGGTTTATGACGCCGAGCGAGTGAGGGTCGAACGCTTCCTCAAGAAGACAACGTACGATAGCGGAGAGGATTTAGCGACACAGATTGAACTGTGGGCCTACATCATCTCGCAGCACTACGGTATGTCCCTTGCAGAAGTGTACGCCCTCAGTCCTCGGCTCTTCAAGCAGTCCCTCGTTTGGGCAATGGTGGCGACCGAAGAGAAGACAAAGGAGAGCGAACGTAGGAGACAACAGGCGAAGGGCGGCGACCGCGAAACCGTAAGCCTCGATTACTCGTTCTTGGATTGGGAGTGAAGATATGTCGCTGCTCTCAACCATGGCGTCCTTGTCGAACCTCGTACAAGGTATCGCTCCTGCGTTTGAGGATATCGGCAAGACTGCAATTAGAGCGTTTGAATCCATCAAGACGTTCGTGAACGACAACGTGGTGACCCCCATCTTGGAGAAGTGGGAGAACCTCAAACTTTGGTGGGACGAGTTCAAGGAAAACGTGATGGCTCGTTGGCAGGAAATTAAGGATGGTGTGATGGAAAAAGTCAATGGCATCTTCGCCCTGTTCACCGGATTTGAATTACCTACCATTTTCACCAAGGAGTATTGGACAGGACTCTTTGACGGATTCTCAATTGATTGGGCGGGCATTTTCGCCCTTGTGATACCTGAGCCGCTGCAACTCGTCTTCGACTTCATTACGGGCAGCGGTGCGTTTGCATCGTTCTCCATCAAGGACCGGATTGACCTTGCTATCGGTGCGCTACCTGAGCCACTTAGCACCATCGTCAACCTACTGAGTGGTGTTGCGAACTTTGGCATTACGAAGGTCGGAGACTTCTTCGACTTCGCTATGAACGTCGGTGGTACTGTCATTGGATGGCTCATGGACTTCATCGCTGACCCAACCGGTACGCTTGCGGCCACGGGTGAATCAATCACGAACTTCTTCAGCAACCTTGCTACTCAATTTGGTGACTTGATGAAAGCACCGCTCAACCTCATCATTGAGGGGTGGAATGCAGTTGTTGGTAGTTTGAACTTCTCAAAGACATTCGACCTCGGCCCATTCGGTGAACAAACGGTGGGCATGGACCTCAGCAGTTGGACGATTCCTGCACTCGCTAAGGGTGGTATTGTCAACTCTCCTACGCTCGCGCTCATCGGTGAGGCAGGCCCCGAAGCGGTTGTACCGCTTACGGGTGACAACGCTCCGGGTGGCAATCAAACCTACAACATCACAGTCAACGCGGGAGGCATCACCGACCGTACCGACAAGCGGCAATTGGCCCGTGAGATTGGCAACATGATTCAGCAGGAGTTGGCCCGCAACCTTGGCGGCACCACCATGAGGGGGCGGTACTGATGGCGAACGGTACACCGATTCGTCTGATTCAGCGCAACGGCGGCATCATTGAGTTGAACGTCACGACGGTCACAATGGACGTGGACCGCAAGTTCAACCCCAAGCCACTTGTGTACTCGGGTTCTCACCGTGTTGCTACCGACTCCAACCTGACCCGCGCCGTCATTCAATTGGAAGGCTTCATAGCCGATGATGATGCGGTGTTCGTGTCGTCAAGCACGCAAGCGAGTGCTTCAATTGATTTTTCGTACAGGATTGATGGGGTGCGAAAAATTGGGGATGAAATTACTGATGATGAAAAGGAGGATATGGTACGGAATCTTGCTACATATTGGAGGCCCGGTACCATTTCCAACATCAGAACACCAAAACTTGCTCTCGATGATACGAATGTGATTTACTTTGTGGAAGATTCAGCATCAGATGGTTACACCGGCTCAGTTCATTGGGTAAGTCTGTACGATGAGTCAACCTCAACCGCCAAATCAGCAGCATCTATTGCTCAAGGTATTGCAAATCGAATTGCTGCTATGGGTGCGCCTTACACCACTTCAACAGGCACTTCACCCTACACAGGTCAAGCAAACGCCGTAGTGAGCATCACTCGTACTGAAAACGGTAATGACACCAAATACCCGAAGTTCAAAAAAACCAATAGTGGTGCATTTGAGCCACTCATTATTACAAAGTACGTTGGCTACCAAGAAGGAGCGGGTACCACAGGGATGAGTGCAGGCGACAAAGTGCAACAACTGTGGGGTGTGCTGAACAACTCGCAGGACGGCGGACGGGGGCTTGAGAAAGGAAGCCTACGTCAACGAGATGATGTGACCGGGCGTAGGAATACACGCGGTGGTGGAGATTACATCATTGGTATTCAGATTCCATTTGAGTCAATGGTCAACGCAGTATCGGGTGAGAAGTATTCTGCCGTCAATCACTTCATGACGACAGGCACATACCATTTGCAAAATCCTGAGACAAAAGACGTGGAGAACGCCACCCTCGCAGGTGTTGAGTTCAGCGATGCAAAGAACTCCTACACAGGGATTAAGGGTGGTGTGGACAAGGCTACGTTTGTGCGATTGGGCGGCGAACCGTTGTACCAATTCACCATCATCTTCCTACCGGCTGACGTAATCCTGTGAGGTGAAACCATGGTTGCGGTCGGTCGAACGAGTCACGCCCTCTTCTTTGACGGCGTAAGCGATTCGGTCATTCTGCCGCAAGGCAACTACATCGGTACGGGTCAGCCCACGCCGGACGGGAAGGTGGTCACCAACCTGCTTCAGAAGGAGCGGCGTAGCGGTGGTGAAAGCCCGCTGATTCCCAAAGCCAACGGCGACTTCGTTATCGAGGCATGGGTCGTGCCTGACTGCGGTGGTGTGATTGCTCACCGTGAGGGACAGTTCACGCTTTCGCTTGGTACCGTGGACACTCCCGGCCCCGCGACCTTCGACCTGCTGCTTGAGGGCAGCGCAGGGTTGTTTCAGGCATATCTAACTTCCGCAATTGATGCTACCGACCGATGGGATGGTATCGTCTATCCTCACCACGCAGGCAGCGTACACGATTCGTACAACCGCTTTGACACCGGTACCTACGGTGAAGCGACCAACCTCAACGCTGCGCACAGGCCCCTGTACCATGTCGTTGCGGGATTCTCCTACGGTCAGGCGTTCCTGTACGTGAACGGCGACCTCATCGCATCACAGAAACTCGATGCAGACATGCGTATTGCACGCTCCACCGAACACGTGTACGTGGGCGGCAAGGGTGGTGAGTTCCGTGGTGCGGTCGAAGCCCTGCACTTCCTCGGCCACTACGACAGGTCAACCGTTGAGTCACACATGCCGACCCAATCGGACGTGTCCACCGGTCTGTACCGCTTTGAAGAGCCGATTGACGTAGTGGAAGGGACGTATTCGTTCAACGCCGTGAGCGCAGACGCTACGAGCATCACGGTGTCTGCGAGCGATGCTCAGGCACTCATTGCACGGTTCACCGGTAAGCCGTACGATTCTGCCTCCCCTACCGTTGATTTCACGGCCAAACCGTACAGTATGGGGTCGTACAAGGTCGTGGACTACTACACCGGCTCAGGCACCCCCTCAACGCTCTCGATTGCACACGTGCCCTACAACCTGCTCATCAACCCCGGTGCCATCACGCGGGCCACGCAGAAGCCCAATCAGAAGCCACCGGAGCGTGTGCGTGTCAAGAGCATCAACGGTAGCACGGGTGTCATCGAGTTGACGAGCATTCACGTTGACTTTGTGAACGGTACGGGCGGGCTGCGCGGGTTGCTGCACGACCGGACGGCTGACGTGGACAACTACTTCGTCGTGGTCGGTGCCGACCTGCTGATTGACAACGGTACGGGTAAGCCGTACCAACCACCGCACTACGGTACGCAAGTCTTCGACCGCACCGGTCAGATGGTGATTGACGAGACGGACAACGAGCAGCACGGTATGGTGTACTCATCGCGTATGGCAACCACCACCGACGACCCGAACAACCCGTTCGCGGTCGTGTGGCCGAGTGATGTTGACCCCCTGTTCCAAATCGGACATAGCGGGCGGCACACCTTCTCGCACGTTGTTGGTCATGAGTTCATGCGCCGCTATCCGGTGCCGTCAGATTTGGTTGTGGACCAAACGGTGACCGGTGCAGCAGACATTGTGACGATGCGCTACGACAACGTGTCCCGTTCGCTGCGCAATTCGTTTGCCATGAACGCCCTGACCGACGTGTTCAGCGAAGATGCCACGGCAACGGTGACTGAAATCGTGTCAAGCACCACGGCGTCTTCGGTCGTACACAACGGTTTGCCGTCTGCTGCCCGTGAAGTCATCGGCATTGGTGGTGCTGACTTCGACTTCCGACCCTTCTTGCTCAAAGGGCCTGCGCCGTTGTCCGGCTCAGATGTGAATGATACAACGCGGTTGTATCACCTTGTTTCTGAAACCACGTCCCGTGTTGCTATCCTCAACGTCCCTGCCTTGCAGACCTCGCACGACATGGCCCCCTTCGTGGAGATTCACTACAATGCGATTGACCTGACAGGTGCAAGCATGGGTATCAGCGGACCAATGCTGATGGTCGAGAAGACGGTTCCTGCGGCTTCCCTCGACCTTGGTGGCGGGACGTACGTGTACGACCTCATTGCGGCTGCTCTTGATGCTACGATGTATGCTCCGGGTGGTATGCTGATTCTCGACCCTGATGTGAAGAGCAGCAACGAATACATGTTTGAGTCACACAGTCTGATTGGAGACAACACAGGTGGTGCTGACTACGACCCTGAGTTGGACTTTACTCGTACCCCTGCTGAGTACACACCCGTGTCAAGCGTTGATGCTGAACCATGTACGCCACCTGCTCCCGTACGTGCCTCTCACGTTTCCTCGGACCACGAATCGGTGTACAACCGCCTCACGTTCACCAAGGCAGGTATCGTGACCGAAGACGACCTGACCGAGATTGGTACCTACAAGCGGGTCACCCCCACCGAGGAAAAGACCGGTGCGGGTGTCTTTGACGTGGGCATCCCTGACGGCATCAGTCCGGTGCATGAGACGTTTGACGTGATTGACAACTATTTTGCCCCAACGGGCAAGTTGTACCTCTTCGTGCAGCCGACAGACCGACGGCGCAGCAACCAACTGCTTTCTGCACTTGAGGACGATTCGTCCATCACGATGATGCTGATGATGGCGCGGGCACGTCTGCGAAGCATCAGCGAGGAAAATGACCCTGAAACAAACTCAACGACCATCACCGTCAGCGGTGCAGGTGTCGTTGAGTCCGTGCTGAACCGCAACGTCAGCGCGGTTGGTGAAGGCTCACCTGACTCCTACATCGTCAAGGAGATTGAGCCAAATGCACCTGTGGTCACGGTGACGCTTGGAGGACCGGGACAAGGTGCGGTGAACACGAAGCCGACGTTTGACCCAAGCCCGTTGATGCGTCTTCCCGGCTCAACGCGCCGCTCTTGCGCCGTTCGTACAACCCACGTGTACGCCAAAGACGACACCACGACCACGGAGAACATTCTCAGCGTAGCACCGTTGAACAACGGCTCGCCTGACATTGCATCGTGGGGCACCATTGCATTCCCGAAGGTAGGGCGTGTGTACCTCGACAACGGTGCGAGTGCGGAATACGCAAGCAAGGGTGGCTCCGGCTTTGTCTTCACCAACGTCAGCGCGAGCGGTACGGGACGGTTCCTTGGTGCCGATGGTGAAGAGTACTCCAACTTCTTCCTGTGGTGCAATGCGGTTGGTCTGATGAAGACGACCTCATCACCTGCCGACGTGCAGACTTCGCTGACTTTGTACAACGACCCGAACTTCGCAGACGATGCGATGGCTCAGGACGGCAGCACCGTGAACGACAGACTGTTTCAGTCCATGGACACGGTGACGCACGACTACCAACTCGGTACGCAGTTTGCAAGCACGCGGGCCATGGTCGAGATTCCTGTCTTCCCGCAACAGTTCTTCGACCATCCTGAGCAGGGCATCTTCCCCGGTCCTGACAACTCGATGAAGTTGCACCTCGATGCAACGTACACCGCTCACTCATGGAACCCAACACCCGTAGGTCGCCGTGCCAATGATATTGGACAGTCAGACAAGCAGGCATCCTCGGCGTACGGCTTCAACAGGGAAGGATTTGTCGCAGCGGCTCACATTGAGCGCATCGTCAAGAACACCACTACATCGCCGGGATTCTATGAGATTTACGTTGACAACCCGCAGATTTTCCCCAATGCGGACGAAGCATCTTTGCCACGAAGTGTTGGGAACATGAAGAGCGTCGGCTACTACCGCCGATGCTTCCTTGCGAACGGCATGAGTGCGTTGTACGTCAATGACCCTACGACGGACGGATTCATCGAAGTGCCTGTCCCTTCGGCCAAGAACCACGGCACCTTCATTGAGGGATTCTTTACCAACGCCATCCCCGGTGCTGCGCTTTTCGTGGCTCAAGGATTCCGTAGTGAAACCCTTGTTCCGACCGATTCGGATGCAAGCACTCCATCGTCTGACTTTGAAGGTCGTTCACCGTACTACTACGACGCGGCCAACGTGCAAACGCAAGGTGGAAACCTCGACTACGGTATGCGTCAGTACGTCAGCGCGGTCGAGTTCAAGGCCGGACCGCTTGCTAACCCGCACGCCCCACGTACCGTGTCTAAGCGTGCTGCATCCACGATTCTTTCAGTTCCATCTGTGAGCGGTAGCACCTACACGATTACGCTTGAAGACGGGTCACTCTTCCCTGACGTACCGTTCACGCGAGATGCGAGCAACAACATTCAGTTTGAAACGGGTGACCCGTTGTATATTGCTGAAGTAATTCAGGCTGATGGCTCGACCCAAGACGTGTACTACCTTGGACGATTCAACGACACCTTCACTCAGAACACAATTGCCATTGTCGCTACTTCGACCCCTACATTGGTCGGTGCTACGCTGCGCTTGAAGCACATTGCACACGCGCTGCACACGCTGAGTAACCCTGCAAGTGCAACGAGTGAGGAAAAGAAGGTCGTCACCTTCTTGCCTTCTGCAACCGCAGACCAATGGACCTTCTCATCCTCGTACGGCGGTGGTACCACAACCACGCTCAACATCACTTGTACTACGGCTGACTTGATGGCCCATGCAAACGTGGTTGGTTTGAACATTCGACCTGATGACCACGTGTACGTGGACACCGGCTCAGCCATCAATTACCTCGGGCAAGTGTCCAAGGTTGAATCAGCGGAAGTGTCGGGTGGTTCTGACCGTATCATCTTGGCAGCAAACAACCTCGCAGCCATCACTTCAGGTGACAAGATTCGTGTTGCTGCTGAGTCGGTGATGACCGTTGACGATGAGGCTATCCTGAACCGTGCTTGGGTACACCCGTACGCGACCGGCGGTCTGCGTCATGGTGACACCGTGTGGGCCAACATGAGCATCAACAACCCGCATGCTACCGAAGGCCTATTTGCCAAGAGTCGTGGTGTGTTCAATGACGGCCTCGTTTGGAAGGGCTTCAATGGTGGCTCGGGTACACTCGCTAACCGACCCCGTGATAGCATCCCACTTGAGAACTTCCTGATTGGAGACTCTTGCCTTGAGACGGCCATCAACTACGCGCAACACGTCAACAAGACGGTGCAGATGAACTACGAGTCAATGGGTCTTGACGCTGAGCAGGCTCCTGTTGTCGCATATGTTGACCCTTACCTTGCAACTGACGGGCATGCCCGCGTTCTCCTGTACGACGTGGGCCATGACCGCGAGTTCATCGCCTTCCACGACCTGCATATGCAAGTTCAGTCAAGTGCAGCAACGCCGACCATCGGCTACACTCGACAACTCGCCTACAAGGACGGCACCATCAACCTCGACAAGTTCCTGATGGGTCGCAACGGTGCAGCACCACACTACCTGACAACTCAGATTGACGTAGCCAACGGCTACCCGAGCGAGAACCCATTCTTGCGGGCCACGCAACAGTCGAAGTTTATTGAAGGTGCATATGCGCATAACGTCATTGGTGGGGTAAATCAGAACCCGTACAACGCAAGCACCGAGCAATCGTGGACGGTGTTGAACGACCCTGATGTTGATACGTACAACGTCCTGTTCGCATCCAAGGGACACGGGCACTTTGTCCACACAGGTCTGTACCATGAAAAGGGAAGCAGCGACCTCACCGTTGGTGACAGTACACTACCCCGTACTCAGCCTGCGGTCGCATCTCCGTATTGGAGCAACGCAATTCACCAACTCTCGCGCATCAACGCTGACTCGCATCCGTTGATTACGGCACTTCGCGCACACCGAGCAGAACAGAACCCAAACACGCACACGCTGAAGGACCCGAGTACGCTCTTTGACACACCTGATGGTACGCGCACCATCTCGGCCTTCTTGAGTCTGAAGGGGAAGCGTAGCATTGCTCTCGACCTTAGCGGTCACGACGAAGAGCGGCTTCAGCATCTTCCGCATTGGACGCAAATGGACTTCGTGCGCCGCATGACCGTGGACTTCGGTGAAATCGGTGTGAAAGAAGGTGTGACTGACATTGAGGCAGCAGCCCGTGAGATTGTGCGACTCATCAACCAAGGCGGTGCTGCAAACGGTCGAACCCATGCACGTCGCCCCTCTCAGCAATATCCCGGCGAAAGCGAGCGTCTTGATTTGACACGTATTGGCGTTCGACAGGACATTGCTAATCCGAACCGTGACCCTACGAGTGCCCATATCTTTGCTGACTTTGCTGCCACGGGTTCCACTTACGACCCTGCGCCTTGGTGGTACCCTGACGAAGCGTTCGACAGTCATGACCGTGGAAGTCACATGGGGTACCTTCGTGCGCACATTGGTCGCGTGGTTGAGGACCTCGACGGCAACGAAGGTTTCTCCATCGTCATTCACAGTACCATCCCCGGTGCAAGCGGTCGCAACTTCTGTGCTTGGCTTGACAACAGTAAGGGACAGTCCTCCTACAAGCCACAGTACCTCATCGGTCACGGCGGTCGCTTCCGCAACTTTTGGTCGCAACCGGACGAGGTTTCCGGTGAGAACATGCACCCCGCTCCGTTGCCGTTGAACAAGCACGGACGCCCCTTTGCTCCAATTACTTCACTCCGAGAATACGTGGCTCAAGAAGAGCCTGATGACGTGTTTGCAAGCAACCTCGACGTTGCAGCGCGAAACGATGTGGAAAAGAACGCGCTTGCTCGTAAGGTGTCTGCGACCATGGGTGGTACAGTCAACAACTCGGTGGCTGATGAGTCCTTTGAGGCACAAAGCCCTGCTACGTCGTTGGTCGAAGGGCTACGTCGTGGTAGCACGGCGGTAGGGCGCATCAACTTCGGTGGGTTGGTTGAAGCAGGTGTACCCGGCTTTGCACCGGACACAGGAGCATTTGGGTTTGGTCGGCGTGGAAGTACCCGCTTCTTTTCCCGGTATGGAGCCAATGGTCTGAGTGAGTACACAAGTCACGTGAATACGGAAGAGGTCACCGAGGACGCTATTGGTGATACACCGTTGTACGGCATGCGTTTCACCGACCACCGTGGTCGAGGTTATGGTGTCAGGTACGTCTATCGCTGCGTGAATGATTCCTTTGCCAATGAACTAACAACGCTACCCTCAACCTTGGATGATGAAATCGTCATTCACTTCAACGACCGAGACGTTGCACAGGGTGGATTTACCATTGGACACCACATGGCGGGTGAAGGTGATGCAACGGGACGGTTGGTGCCGAAGAGTGGCATGACTGAAGCAACATGGGTAGGCAACCGTTGGCGTGGCGTCTTTGCCGCAGATGCCGGTTTGAACTGCGAAGCAACGTACAGTTCAGATACCGTCACCATTGTCCTCGATACCCCTTACGGTACAGGTAGCACCGAGTTCAACAACCATCCTGACATTCTCGGCTACCTTGGTTTCCCCAAGACCAACGGTATCATGCAATTGACGGACCCGTATAGTGGAGGTGCTACCACGTTGGATGGTGTGGTTGGCAACACGTTCTCCTATGAATCCCGTACAAGCAACGACACGACAGGTACGCACACGTTCTATGGCGTGCGTGGTGCTGATTTCACCGCTACCCACACTTCTGCATCCTTTACTATCACCGACGTACCATTGGGTGTGTCGTTCAAGGCCGGAAACACTCACCAACTCATCCTCTCTCCGCGTTTGAATTGGACGACGTTGTTGACCGATGAAGTGATTGCGTACGCTACCGTTGCTGCAATCAACCTACAAGACCCGAACACGGAAGATGGCTACGTTGTTGACGTGCGCCATTTGTATGCAGCAGACGGTCGTACACTCGGAGATTGGGGTGTCGGTGAAGATGCCGTACTGATTCGTGCGCATAATCCGCAACGTGGTATCAAGCCACTTTCACAGATGTTCAGCGCAAGCCTTCACCGTGACTATGGCATCCAAGCAGCCCATGTTGAGTTCGGTGAATATCAGAACATCAGCAAGACAAGTGCTACATGGGACGTGACTGCCGGTCTGATTCCACCGTTGAGTGATGATGACATTGCATCATCAAAACAAATGACGTGCGGATATATTCCGCGTACCATCGTTCAGATTCGTACCCGAGGTCGCGGCTATCATGCCAACACCCCTACGCCTATCCTTGTGGATTCGTACAACGACCCGGTGAACCTCAAGCGGTGGAATGAGAACCTGAAGGGTGTTCGCTTCCTTTCACGACCCGGTGACCATATTCTGCCTTGTCTGAGCAACCCGCTATTGAAGGTTCAATCCGTTTCAAGCAACGTGTTCACTATGGCTGCGACCAACAAACTCGGTCATGCAATGATTGTCGGTTGCACTCGTACGATTTCAGGCACCTATACCACATCAAACCGGTTGTTGGCATTCGGTCAAAAGATTCCATTGTTCCACGCAAAGGACAACTATGCACTTGTGTATGCCAATCAAGGTGCAAACGCGCTTACCGAGTTCACGTACAACACGCAGGAATCATCTCTTCATTGGGATGATGAGTTCGGTGGAAAGACATTGAATCAGAACTACTACTTCATTTCATCAGTTGGGGAGTTCGACGGTTTCCGTTTGCATGGAAGCGTGGACTCCGAGCCTATCGTGTACTTCCGTGGCGGGCGAGATAGCAGCGACCACGATGTGCCGTTGTACTTCGGTGGTGGTTTCAGCGGCGTCGTGCTTGACGTGAACGACGGTACTCAGAACGATTACGCTGACTTCTATACGCACCCGTACTCGACGGGACCAACGGGTACTGCGGGTATTCAGAACGCCAACGAGATTTCAACCTCATTTGCTTTGGTGGATTGCAACGCGCTGCTTGCCTTCTTCCCCGGTACCGCGCTGCTCAATCAGCACCGAGCCTCAATTCATCCACCTGCGTACAACAAAGATAGCATCCTTACAACTGACGTTGACGTAGGATTTGCAACGAAGCACAACGACTTGCCTGCGCACGTCACGGCCCGCTATACCGCCGGTATGGTGTACCAACGCCCAATCCCGCTTGTGCTGCGCATGGGCCACCCAACGGCTCGCTACGACGATGCACGCAATAGCGTCACCAACCACACCACCTACGTCATCTATGGACCGGGCCAAGCATTCCCCTTCACCGAAACAACCGCTGCTGACGCAGACGTTGAGCCGCACCCCGGTTTTGTCGTGACGGTGGGTAACACATGGAGCAAGGTGCCGCATAGCAAGCAACTGCCCAACCCAATTACCAACGATAGGAACGACTACGGCCCACCGACTTCAACCTACCAAAGCAACCGTCAACGTCACCATTGGTACACAACGTGGAATTGGAGTCCCGCTGAAGGCATCCCTCACGTTGGCGCGGTGTCGAGCGGAGTCAGCCTGTGGCAGCGGCCCGAGCATGGCTACCACTTCGGTGAACACTTCAACCTGCAAGCCACGGTGTCTTCGCTCAACATTAGCGACTATGCTGCTGCCCACCCCTACAAGCACGCACCCATCGTCGGCTACGGCATTGCTTCGCAGGCTGACTTGACGTTCCACATGGACGGCGGCTACCATCCGGGCGGTTCATGGCTTGACAATCAACTCTCATTCAACGCACCCCTTGAGCCAAGCGACTATCGCGTGGCCCGTGATTCGTGGAACGAGGTCAACCCAACCGCATTCCGTGTTTCAGGTGTCCTTGCAAAGCAGGTTCTCGCGGGTGCATCTGCTGAAGAGGGCGACGACTTCGACCGTGAAATCATCGTCGTGGATGCTACGCGGTGTCAGAACGGTGAGGAACTCGCAGCCCTGCTTGGACAGGCCATCAACGAGAACCCCGGCAAGGGTGCGCTCAAGGCCATGGGCGGTACGCACCTTCCTTCGATGGGCAGCGCGATGCGGCAGGACCGCTACGGTTGGGTCGAACTTGACTTCAGCAACTATACTCCTGACATATCCAAATCGTACTCTTACGTTGAGGCTACCCTTTCAGGTGGTACGCAAACCATCTTGGAACAGTTGCCTGCGTCGGGATGGATTCGTACAGACAATGCAGGCCGTACGCTTCACACGGTTGACTTGCCTGCTTTTGCACCTTACCATAGCCGCGAAGTGTACGACAATAGCGGTACGTGGACTGTACGTTTTTGGCTTGCACCAAATCGTTTGTTTGGCTATCCTGCATTTGAAGATGCACAGTCTTTTGATGACTTCACTCTTCCTACTCCGGCCAACCTAAGTGGCATCACAAAGGTGTACGTGTGGAGCAAAGCCGGTGTTCATCGCTTCAACAACGAGGACGACGCTACGCGCAACCACATGACGCAGGTTCACTTTGCAGGCATCGTGGACGCCATTGACCGCACTCGCCCTGTGGGTGCGGTTGGATGGGCAGGTGAGCGTTACTCGTACCTCAACTCCCTCAAGGTAGGCACGGAAGGCTACGGTGCAGGTCGTGGCGCGTGGCATCCAAAGTTGGGCTTCTCTCCCTACGGCTCGGCCTCAACGGTCATGACCGCGTACGGACACGTACCGCACACGTATGCATTGTACAATACTCCTGAATCACTCGTCTATGCAAACTATGACGGCGTGGGTACACCCTACGGTTCATGGACTGTTGAAACCGCATATGCATCTATTTCATACACAACCAACAACGCAGACACCGCTACTGCATACAAGGCGGCGGATAGTGCCATCAACCTCACAAACAGTCTGACTGACTTTAGCATCCCGCGTGAGTTGTACCACCCGCAGGGTGTCTTCTCCAAGGGCTTCCTCGTTGTTTCCTATGAGAGTGAATTGGCATTGGTCGCCAAGTACGACCGCGACGGCATCACGGCAACCGGTGATTGGCTTGCAGTTGTCTCCAAAACCCGTGCGGGTACGGCTGCTTCGACGGCCATTACGTTCGCAGGTACAGCGCAATGGGACGAGCGGATTCACGGTCCTGAGCGGTTCTATGCCCCTGCGACGGGTGGCCCGAACGTCGAGGCCCTGATTGTCAGCGGCACGGCGACACCGGCAAGTGCGGCTACCGACGACCCTGAAATTACTCAGTACACCCTTCATACGGCGGCTACCAATGACAACGACCTCGACAATGCAACACCCGCATTCGCGCAAATTGGTGACCTGTTCTTCGACTTGGACAAGAGCGTAGGCTCCTACCTACTGAACGACGCAAGTGAGGTTGAGCGTAACCTGATGGTGGACATGCGCACCGCAGGTGGGGGTACCGACTTCAACGCAAAGCACGATGACCTCCGCTATTGGCTTGCACAAACCAACGGCTACGAATCGCTTGCCCGCACACCAATGCGCAACTTCAGCGTCGAGCATGTCGTGTGGAAGCGAATGGACGGCGGCAACTTGTCGCTGCCTGCCTTGAACGCTCGCGGTCTTGGCGGTGTACCCTTCGTCACTCGCGTCAGCGGTGGTACTGCCTACACCACGGGTGAGAAGTTGTACGGCAACGTGCGCTTCTCCTTTGAGACGACCAACTCGGCCATGTTCCCAATTATCCAAGCGCAAGAGTTGGCTCACCCGCAGATTGCTGCTCGCCACCCCGACGAGTTGCGCAACGTGCTGATGGTTCCCAACGAAGAGATTCAGTTTGATTCAATTGAGGTTGAAGACGACACCGGCCAAATCCACACCATCGAGGGCGGCTCGCCGTTCGGTACCATTGTTCGGGCCTTCCGAAAGTTGTCTAACCGCACCTCAGAAGGGCTTGCCCCTGCAATTGCAGGCAGCGGCGTGGAGCCGAACCTGAAGGTGCGCCTGCCCGACCCCAACTCAATTCCCGGCAACATCATCGTGCGCTCAGGGTTCGACCGACTGCAAGCCTATCAGACTGAAACAATGGGCAGCGGTGGCATGATGCGACCCGACCTTGCTGACGCACTCAAGCACCAATTCACCGATGAAGTCGTTGGTCCCCGACAAGGACCAACGTATAGCGACTACGAATGGGACCACATCAGTCAGTCTGCAAGCGGTGAGGCGTTTCCCGACATGACGCGCAAGGGGTGGAGTGCAGCAACGGGCAACGCCCCGCTTGAATCGTCCTACGAGTTGCACGACCGCACACTCTTCTTCCATGTGACGAAGTGCGGAAACACGCACACGCACCGCTATCCGACGCACTACACGCATGCAAACGGTGTGCAGAACAACGACCTCTCGGCCACAGGATTCTCGTCCGGTACGCTGAGCGTTGATGCGACGATTGATGCCGCCCTGTACCCCACGACCTTCGGGAACCAAGAGGCTGCGGACAACCGCCGCTTTTTGCGTCTGTACGATGCTGCTACCGACCGAGGTGGTGTGGCCTCATTCACGGGCATCAGCGGTGACACGTTCACCGGCTGCGTCGGTGATGCTGAGTTTGATACCTTGGTTGCTAACGGCGTGAGTGGCCTCAAGGTCGTGCCTTCCTACTACATGCCTGCGGGTAGCACACGCTTCTATGCAGCACGCCGTCTGCGTGACCACGCTGAAGTCAGCGGCAACAGTCCTGACATGATGCACACGTTGTACTACACCAATGTGGACGCAGACACAACCGCACATAGCATCTTTTCCAAGCCTGTGTTGACGCCAATGGCCCTGCCACGTATGGGTCACCACTACGTCACGCCGACCATGGCTATGCTGCCCGGACATTGGGCACATCCTGCCTACCAAGGTCTGTACGACAAACATCGTGCAATTCGTGCGTCCTCGCACAAGTACGTGGAACAGTCGCTTATGGAGTCACTTGGATTCGATGAAGTCAAGAGTGACATTACTACGACGACCACGAACCAATTCTTCGGTCTTGACCCACAACTGCGAATTGGTTCGCTGACTGCCACACCGGGAGGACCAAGCGACATTCACGGTGGTGCGTTCACGCTGATGTTTGAAACGAAGGTGCGTAGTGACGGCTACGGTGTACTCGCATCCGAAGGATATGCGGGTAACATCAACAAAGCCGGAGGACACACCATCGTCCTTGAAGGTGCGGCGACGTATTCGCTTGAGCATCACTTCCCTGACCCTGCCGAGGTTGGTGCGTATCAAATTGTCATTCAGCCAAACTTGAACAAGTCGCAGTTCATTGGTTATCACGAAAATGCAGCAAATGAATTGACAAGCCAACAAGTTGCTCTTGTAGTAGCAAAACGAGATTACACTTCAGACGTAGGAGGGTGTACGCTTGTGCTTGCACAGGCCACCGACGCTGACGTGCGTGGTTGTGAAATCTTCATCAACGAAGTGATGATTGACCACGACCCCGACCACGGTAGCCAATTCACCAACATTCCACCGTTGCTTTTGTACAACTCATTCGGCGTACAGGAAACCGAAGCACCTGCGTTCACGCGCATGAGTCTGCCCTATCATCCCGGCATGTTTGCTGACGCAACACCGGGCTTCACCACCAACATTCCGTGGTGGAGTATTGTACACAATCAAGACCCTACGCATTCCGAATCTGCCGGTTTCCGTCATTTGACGTGGCACCGCTTTGACAACTACTACGAGTTTGCGCGGGCAAACGCGGGCAACGTGGCTTCTCAAATTACACTTGCGGGCTATCCAAGCAGCGCACCGGACGTTTATTCAGACTTGTACAACCTCATCAGTCTCAACCCTGTTGCTACTGTTGAGAGTGTGTCAGCAGGTGTGGTTGTTGTTGACGATGCTCGCGGCTTCCCTGAGTACCCCTACTACGGTCAGAAATTGGAGTACACCGATGCAAACGGTGTACGTCGTACAACTGAATACACGGATGCTATTGCAGGCTCCGCACAACGCACCATCAATCATCCCGTTAATGCTGACTTTACCAACAATTTGACGGCAGGCACAAAGTTGCGTCTTACCCGTGCGTACGATTTCCGCCCGTCAGGAGCCATCTTTACCGACTCCAAGACAAGCATCATCACGCGCATGCTACCTCAGACCTTGCAAGGTAGCCGTGATACGAATAGCCTGCACTTGGCTGATGCATTCCTGTGCATGTGGCATCCGAACCTTGGGCGACCGTACACGTTTTACTCAGATTCAGCCCGCACGTTCCTCAACCCGTTGACTGACCGGGCGGTGGACAACAAGCCGTACAACTCAATGCCTGAGCATTTTGAGACAATTCACTACCACGACGCACCGTACTTCGGTAGCGTTGGACCCTTTGGGTTGGCTATCAAGACACCTGCGCCGCCAACAAACATTCCCGCCGGTAATTTTGGTGAAAGCAAACGTACGGTAGCATCTCACGTAGTTGCTACCAAAACAATCACCACTACGCCATTTACAGGGTTACTTTTCCAACTTTCCGCAGGTGACGTAATCAGCATTGAATCGAGACAGTACACGGTTGTGTCGGATAACGGTTCAGACATTGTAGTGGACCAAGTTTTGCCTGTTGAAATTACAGTTGGTGCGTTCGTGTACGAAGGAGCAGATGGCTCAATGAAAACGGGCGAAGAGATGGACCTGCTGCCTTACCTGACTCATCAGGGTGGACAATCTGATTCGGCTGACGATGCTACGAAAGTAATGCTCAACAACTTGTGGCCGAGCGGTAGTCGTGGCGGTCCTCTCATCAGTTGTCTTGATGGGTACGGCGCAGTATCGTCTTCATGGAGTTACTCAGGATTGTACGGCTATGACCGGTACGCTTGGAAAGATGCTGATATGGTGTCTTGGAGTTCATACGCGGTGAGTAGCGGCATTACAACTGAATTATATTCAACCACTCCACCGTTGAATAGCAAGCCACTTCCATTTGGCTACCGCTTTGGTCTGCGTCAACCCTACAACAAACCCCAATGGTCCTTCTATGGAATGCGTGCGTACCGTGCGGGTAGTCCGTACTACACCGCTGATTACCAACATGGCCCATTGGTGCAACGAGAAACGGGTGCTTGGGGTCATGATACGTTGGCTGATGAAGTGTACCCGGAAACCTACGTGGGTGTCATGGAGCGGCAGACCAACTTCAGCGGCATGCTTGGCGTGGACATGGCTGAGCGGCAGGTTCGGTATAGCGACGGCATGCGTATGACGCGCTCCTTCGGTGCGCCTGTGCGTACCCTACGTAACAAGTCCACGGTAATCCGCGATTGGTGGGGCGACGACAACGGCAAGGACATTGCCACCATTGACGAGGCCGTAATGTACTACTTGGTGGATTGGTGGGGCAACACACGCGGTGAAGACGTGCGCCGCTTCCCTGTGCGTGGATTCGGCATCAGACCCGCGTGGGATGCGGGTGACGCCTACGACCCCGGACGCAACACGGATGCTACACCGTACGAGCGACTGTACAACGACGGCTCACCATTGGTCAACCTCAAGGGCATTGTTGCTTCAGCCTCAAGTAACATCTCACTCGCTACCGGTGTCACCATCCCGCGCTTTGGTGGTCGTCAGAACACGACAAACAACAACAACGCAAACACGCTGATTGACGTGTTCATGCCTGCCAACGCGATGCGTGTGGGTGACATGGGCAACGGGCGTGGCATTCGCTACCCGACGCAGTTCAACGAGGACAGGTTGACCGCGTTAGATGAGGCTGATTACACGACCGGTGTTGTCTTGTCGCACCACACCGCTGAACCGGTGTTTGGTGATGGATTCATCCGACCGCGCAACGACGAGTTGGCAAGCGACGAGGTACCGCGTGGCATCAGCGCACGCCTCAGCATTGACGAGGACGGGCTACTCAAGCCCGAAGCGGTGGTCAGCCCGCGTGTGGAAACCATCAGCGGCTCGACCAAGCACACCGACGCGGTGTCCCGTTCAGCCCCGCGTATCGGGCTTGATACCGAGAACGTGGAGGGTGTGGACGACAACCTCATCGCGCTCAACACCGAAGCGCACAGTCTGCACGCAGACCGTGGAGTGGGGCAGCGCGTCGTGCTTGTCGGCGGCATGACCGCAGGCTCGCAGTCCATCGGCAACCTCGATTATACGGGACTGAACTTTGGTGCGCAGCCGGTTGGTGGTGTCGCTCGTTTCAGCCACACAAGCAACTTCAACCCGCTTGGCGGTACGTACGTGGCAGAAACGCGCAACTACCTTGCTGCGGTCAGCGACTACGGGTGGGGACCTGTGGGTGCAGACAAGGCAAGCAACCCGTACGCTACGTCCACGTTTGACAGTACTTCAGCACAGATGAACCACACCGACAAGACCATCTCGTTCATGTTCAGGCCTGTGCGTCTGCTTGACGAGCAGCACGTTGAGATGTTCCGCCCCAACAACAACCTGCATAGCAGCAGCCCACAGTACGGCTCCAACTACTTCTCGACCACGGGTGGCGGTAAGTACGGCGTGTACGCCTACGAGATGCCCTCAGCGCGTGCGTCTGCGGGCGAGTACATCAGGGCCACCAACCCTGACACCAACCCACCCTACGCGCCTGTGTACCACATGGTGATTGCAACAAGCGACACCGTGCCTGATAGCAAGGGGCCAAACCTCGGCGGCTCAAACGGCATGGACACAAGCAAGTTGGACAACGACGTGACTCGACTTGTCATCAGCGAAAACTCCTTGCAGCACCACCGTAGTGACGCTGCACGTAGGCGCACAAGCGCGGAAAGCGACGACACCGAGCGTCGGGCAGACTACACCGTAAAGGCTCGATTCAGCCAATCCCTGCACCCGAAGGGGCATAAAGGAGATGTTGACTACGGTGAATCAGACCATTCGGGTGATGCGTCATGACACCTATGGACGAATCTTGGGCAGTTCTGAAGGAACTGTGCGAAGCGGGCAAGAAGGCCGCTAAGCGGAAGTTCAAGGTGTACCCTTCCGCGTACGCGAACGGTTGGGCCGTGCAGTACTGTCAAGGCAAGTTCCGCAAGAAGAAGGGGGACAAGAAGTGAAACTGAAGAAGGACAAATGCTGCTGCGGGGCGACAAAGAAAACGCCCTGCGTTTGCATGTATGAGGGCAACCAATGCTCCGATAGTCCCCCTCGTTGTCCTTGTTACGCTTTACTTCATCGGCAAAAGAACCTCAAGAAAATGGTCGGGGTGTATTGATGGGTGACCGCTGCACTTGCCACGATGTGCTTGTCATCAAGGACTTGCGCCGTTGGTTCAAGGAGAAGTGGGTGGACGTTAGCCGCAAGGACAAGGACGGGAAACACCCGCCCTGTGGTCGCTCCAAGGCAAGCAAGAGCAGCAAGGGCTACCCCAAGTGTCGCCCATCGGTCAAGGTCAGTTCCAAGACACCCCGTACATCAGGCTCGATGAGCGAGGGTGAAAAGCAGGCAGCCACCAAGCGGAAGCGAGCGAAGAAGCAAGGTGTTGGTGGGAAGCCTACCATTGTCAAAGGTGACTTGAAAAACTACGTAGGAGTGCGTTAAACATGGCAAAGGACAAACCTGAGGGCAAGAAAGGCATGGTCGTGGTCATTGCCCTTGGTAAGCCCAAGAAGGAAGAGAAGGTCGAAAAGAGCGACGTACTCGTAAAGCGTCGAATGATTGGCGTGCAACAAGGCATGGCGACTTGTACCAACCCGAACTGCTTGGCTCAGACTCCCGCGACCGCAGGTGCGTGTCAGACGTGCGGCTCGCCGCTTAGCATGCAGAAGGCCGAGCGTGACCCACGGCTCGCTCGCGCAGGCGTGAGTGGCTTCAACAAGCCCAAGCGCACGCCCAACCACCCGAAGAAGAGCCATGTCGTCGTGGCCCGTGAAGGTGGGAAGGTCAAGACCATTCGCTTCGGTCAGCAGGGTGTCTCCGGCTCTCCGAAGAAGCAAGGCGAGTCCAAATCCTATCGCAAGCGTCGTGAGTCGTTCAAGGCCCGCCACGCCAAGAACATCAACCGTGGCAAACTGAGTGCGGCGTATTGGGCTGACAAAGTGAAGTGGTGAGTAGCATGCCGTTTGTCAGTCAGGCTCAACGGCGTTATATGCACGCCAAAGAACCTGAGTTGGCTGAAGAGTACGAGAGCAAGACACCCAAAGGCAAGAAGTTGCCTGAGCGGGTGCAGAAGGCCCCGTCACCCATGGACCTCGCTTGGGCATACTTGCTTAAGCAGGTGCCACCTTTGGCTGATTGGAGCGGTGAAGACCTTGCCGCACTTCGATGGATTCCACAACGACGTACATCAACGTACCATCAGGCTCGGCCAATCATCGGTGAAAAGATAGGGCAACCTCTCCAATTTGAATACCAAATGAGACAATACGGTAGGGAAGCACTTCCCGGCGTGTTTGCTCCGAAAATTGACACAGTAAGCGGTACATGGGTATCACCTGCTGATGCCATGGCACTCGCTAATCCTGACATTACATCACGGTATTCTGAACCTCACACCTTGCTTGGGATTACTGAAAGCCCGCAGTATTGGCGAGCCAACCTTTTGCACGGCTATCCTGAAGGTTTTCAGTACGGTGGATATGACCCTGAACAGTTCGTGAATATCCCACTTCCGAACATGTTTGGTGAGCGTGTGCGTACCCCTGCTCAGATGCAGGATTTTGCATTGGATGCTTTGCAATCACACGATGCCGAAGGAGAGCAGAAGGCCGATTGGTTTGCTGATTTGGGGATGCAACCTGAAATCCGTGATGCACGGTGGGTACAGGAAAGAGGTAAGCCTGCAACCCTTGATGAGTTGGTTGAGCAAGGACTTGTGGGAGTTCTGCCGCCACTCCCACCGACTGACGTAAGGCGACCACCGGGGTTTTGATGTTGTATGACGGTGATTCAGGGCACACGCTATGATGGCGAGCCTGATGCCATCATGACTCACGTACGCAAGCCTGTGTTCGTGGACAACGCCATCCACTACGGGCGACTCAGCGTGCAGAAGAGCGGTAAGCCCAAGGTCACCGTCGAGCAGAACATGACGCGCACGTTGCAGGTCATGCCCGAGCGCGAGTACACAGTCGTGGAGGGTGAGTCAACCGTCCAACTGACGCACAAGAGCGCAGCCGGTCACACGTTCGCAGGCTCGCCGTTCTTTGGTTCTGATGTACTCTCCGACACCAACAAGCCCATGCTGATGTTTAATGGGTCTGATTTTTCGCAGCGACTCATCGGAGATGGTATTTCAACCTCAAGCAACGGGGTGCTTTTTTCGCTCCGCAACATGAAAGGTCGCACGTTAAATGGCATTGGTTTTACCGGCGATTCGGTACGGCTTGGGCAGCCCATCGGCGTAGGTCTGCGCACAAGCGACCTCGCCATCAGACTCGCGGAAAGCGCAACCAACGGCACGACGAGCATCGGCCTGTCCCGACCGCGCAACCTGACCGCATCGTACCGCAACCATAGCACACGCTTCGTTGGTCAAGACTTCACCAACACGAACCTCATGACCGCGCTGCGCTTCCTTGGGCGGCACGATAGCCGCATCATTCTGCTTGACCGGTTCGGCAACCTGTTGTACGTGCCCGTGTCGTTTAGTGAGAGCAACGTCAGCATTGACGAGAACCTGCGCACCGGTACGCAAAGTGAATCACCTGTGGATAACTCGGACAACTCCGTGACGGTGCAGGGCCTACCGTTGGCCCTGAACGACTTGGTGATTGTCACCGTGAGCGATGCTGAGAGTCAGGCTGAGGAAGTGCGTGAAAGTCCCTCGCCTGTGGTTGACCACACCGTGCGCAGCACGAACGCAGCGCGGCGTGTTGCACGTCAAATCCTCAAGGGTCAAGCCTTGAGCAAGGGTGCTATCACGTCTGCGGGTCACCTTGACCTCACGTACCTGCGTCCCGGTATGGTCATCAAGTACGGCGGGGATAACAAAGTCATCACCGAAGTCATCCATCACCCGCTTGAGGCCACAAGCGACCTGACGCTGCTGAACCTTGAAACAGGGCTTGAGGGTGTGTTGCAGGGCATCGGAGAGTCCTCAACGGTCATGAGCAACAACGAGAGTCCTTCGACGTACGTGCAGCGCGTGGGGCACAACCTGTCGTTCTTCGGTGAAGTGGACCTCATCGTGACGACAACGATTACGAGCCGTAGGGTGAACAACACGGCTATCCTCATCGGCGGCGTTAAAGGCACCCGTACACGTGGTAAAATTGGTGGCAACGGTTTGTCCATCGGCATGACCAAGGGACCGACGGAGGAAGTGTGATGCCTGTCTCCAACCACCTGCGCCGTCTGCTGATTGAAACGGTGGCGGCGAACATCAACGAGGTGACGCTCGGCTTCGACGGTACGCCCGCGACGAGTGACGACGGTTCAGCAGGTCGGCCTGCCATCACGCTCGTACCTGCGGTGACTATCGTTGACGATTCTTCAGTCCTAATCGAAGTAACCGTGCCCTTTGACGAATCGTTCAGCGAGTCGCTGCGCGAAGTGTACGTGCAGATGCGCGACACCGACGACTTCCTTCCGGTGGCACGATTCAACATTGCACCCTTCACGAAAAATGGGTCCAATGAAATGAAGATTCAGATTGTTATTGAGGTGGAATGATGACAGGCAACCCACTTTCAGGGCACACAAAGGCCAATTTGACGCTGACCGGTACGGCTACTGCCGTTGACGGGCTGACGGACGGGGACCATATCCTCAGTCCGACCATGACAAACTACCTTGAAGGAATCCACGGCAACGGGATTCTGCTTGAAGAGGACACCGCGTACGGTGATAGCGACCGTGACGTGCCTGAGAACCTGCCCGGTACGTGCGACCAAGTGACCAACACGTACACGTTCCGCGTTTCGGGCGGTACGGCTATCCTTGACGGTGTACTGTACTCGTTCGCAGGCGGTCACTCCGGCAGCATTGACGTGCCTATCACCACGACAAGCGTACACAAGACAGGCTCGCCTACGGCCCTCACAACGGGTCAGGAAGCCCTCGTTGTGGTGTACGTCTCATCAGACGGTGGTACGCCTGACAACGTGTATTGGGAGATGGGTACGCCCGTCACCACGGCAAGCAACACTTACCCCACCTCACCGTCTGCGTTCCTGAATGCACCCGGCTCGCTGACGAACAAGAACACCTGCGTTCTTGCTACGCTGCGCGTCGTGTACAACGGCGCAGGTGGCGACCTGAAGATGGAGATTGAGGAATGCAACGACAAGCGTGTGTTCGCTCGCCCGTCACCAATTTATTTCACTCCTGTTACAAGTGGTTCGGTGGGCGGAACAAACGCCATCACCGACATTGACACGGTACACTCCGGCGACGAAGCGGGTGACTTGGCAGGTAGCCGCATGGGTGCGCTATGGCAGTCATACAACGCTGACGGCGATTCACTCCTATACTACTCAGCCAAGGATAGCGGCGGTACGCGCCATACGCATGTGCTTGGGCCATCGGGCATCAAGTCCCTGACGCCAAGCACCACCACGACGTTCACGTTCAATGAGAGTAATGTATTCGTCATCACGCCCACGGCTGCGCATCAGTTCAACCCGACCGGCACGTTCCCTGCGGGCCACACGGTCTTCGTGAGCAACCACGCAGCCCACGGCACCAACTCCATCACCTTTGACAACGGTGGGCTTGGTGCGGTGTTGGACGGCAAGGAGGCCGGTGTCTTCGTGTACGACGGCACCAATTGGCAAAGCGTCATCTTCGCAAGCGGTGCTGTGTCGCCCAACGCACACGGCGGCTCAGGCTACGTGCAGTTGTCTGACGGTGTAGGTGGCTTCACAAGCGATGCTGACCTTGTGTGGGACGCTGCGGGTGG